GTTGGGCGTTCAGCCGAACGGTCGTGTTCAGGTGCCGGAAGCCGAGGCTCTTCGCAGCGTGGGCCGAAAGGCCGAGAACCCCGAGGGCGAGTTCAATCCGAAACCAAAGCGCGGCGACGCCTACAAGCGTGCGATGGACCGTCAGAACGCCCGCCGCCGCAACCATAACAAGCAAACCAAATGAAAGGAGCCATACTCATGACGCTTCCTATTGAAATGGTGCATGGCACCGGCCTGACCACCGTTGAGGAAAACAATGAGTGGCGTTTCGGCGAGCAGACGGGCGGCGTGGTCTCCGTGACCATCGTCCCCGAACTGTTCAACGTCGATGACGAGACTCTGCGCAACAAGTACCTGACCGGGGTCAGCCCGACAGCCACGACCATCTACATCCGTTCCGGTATCCCGCTCGCCAAGATCACGAGCGGCACCAACAAGGGCGCTTACGGCCCGTATGACCCGAGGGCTACCGATGGCCGTCAGACCGCCATCGCCGGCCTGTTGGAGTCCGCCGTCGCCGTGAACGTCACCTATTCCGGCTGGCAGGTCGATGACACCTATGTGGGCCTTCGCTACCGTGGCGACATTATCAAGAGCAAGCTGCCGGTCGTTCCCGCCGACGAGGCCAAGTGGGGCGGCTGCTTCTACGATGTCGAGGATGATGCTGTCACCGCATTGTCCGGTTCGGCTGGCGTTGCCGGTTCCGCTGGTGTGGGCGTGAAGTCCATCACCTTGACCAAGAACACCTCTGGTGCCATCACCGGTGGCACTTGGGTCGGCACCGACAACAAGTCGAACACCATCACCATCGCCTGACACCCCGTCTAAACCGATTCTTTGAAACCCGCCCCTCGTGGCGGGTTTTCTCATATCTGAAAGGAAATATCCAATGGCATTGGACAAGGAAATCTTCCCGCCGAGCGAAGCCACCGAGGTTGCGCAGGCGGGCTTCGATTACGTGAACGGCATTCTCCCGTTCTCCACCATGTTCCCCATCCAGTCCAATGACGGCGAATGGACCGTCTCTTGGACGCCGAATCTGCCGACGCTCTCCACGAACGCCATGCAGCGTCGTGCGCTGGACGCCGAGATCGGCCACACTTCGATGGTCGAACAGTCCGCCGAACAGCATACGGGCCTTCTGCCCCTGTCCGGCATGGACCACATCACCGAACGTGATATGGCCAAGCACGCGAACGACAAGCAGTTCATCCACGACAAGGCCGAAGCCAAGACCACGCATCTGGGCCAGACCGCCGCCGTGACCCTTGAACTTGAGTCCATCTCCGCGATGATGGATGGCAAGATCACCATCAACGAGAACGGCGCGAACGTTGTCTACTCGTTCGGCCGTCCGGCCAAGCAGCATAATCAGACTCCGACCACTCTCTGGTCCCAGGCTACTTCCGACCCGATCGCGGACGTTCAGGGTTGGATTGAGGTCATGCACAAGAACAAGGGCCGTACACCGCACGCCGCGTTCACCACGTCGAAGGTCATCGACGCATTGCGCGTCAACGAACAGTTCCGTCAGGAAGTGTCCGGCATGGACTTGGCTCATTCCAAGTCACGACTGTCCCGCGACGAGGTGCTGGGCGTTCTCGCCAGCCAGCTTCAGCTGAACGACGTGCGTATGCTCGACCTCGAATACGAGAACCTTGAACTGGACGGCGGCTTCAAGATGGACGTGGACACCACCACGCTCATCCCCGATGCCACGTTCGTCATGCTTCCCTCGTTCAACGACCCGACCCTTGGCTTCACCGCTTCCGGCCCGACCGCCGAAGCCCAAAACTCCGAGTATGAGATCAGCAAGAGCGTCAACGACGGTCTTGTCGCCGCCCTGCTCTCCCATCAGGCTCCGGCCAACTACGATATCTGGGTCAACGGCTCCGCGCTGCCCGTATTGCAGGATGCCGTCAGCACGTTCAAGGCCAACGTCCTGTAGGAGCCGTCATGGCAAGCGTTGACGGCATCGACTGGAAGAAGTACATGCAGTTGGAGTTGGTCGATGACAAGCGTCTCGCCGACCGGTACTCGAACGAGTGGATCACCCACAAGTGCCGTGTCGCCGCGAACATGGCTCTGACATGCAGTCCGAACGTGGAGCCGCGCCTGAACAACGGCTATCTGGACGAGGAAACGTTCGCCTATGTCGTCTGCCAGATGGTCATTCGCGTGATGCGCTGGACCGATCTGAAGTCGGAGACGAACGGCTCCTACACGTATGAGAATCGCAGTCCGCAGGACAATCCGCCATCCTATGACGCTTCCCCGAACCTGTACGTGAGCAAACGCGAAAAGCAGCTGCTTCTCGGCTACGAGGAGGGGAACGGGCCGATAGGAACGGTGTTCGTCGGCGTCAACAGAATCTGGGGGCTTTGATGGAGAGCGAAACGCTTGACACAGGGCATCTCTTCGATGATGTCGACGCCGACGAGATAGGCGGCGGCCATCTGTTCGACGGGCACGATGAAGTCAGTAAGCAGGTTCCTGACGATCTGCTTCATCGTGACGTGATCGTCTATGAGGGCATGGCCCCGTGGGTGACATGCCATGGGAGCACGACCGTTCCGAAGTATTTGGATGCGGATGGTAGGGTTCTTGACCCGGCCACGGTTTCCGATGTGGTTCGTGCGAGTGGTTTCGTGCCATCCATCACCAGTGGCGGCGTCCTGTACACGGCTGATGTCCACAAGGTTTACTGTTGCGTGGTCGGACGCACCCAGAAGAACAGCGTCATGAGTGAGAACTGGGCGCAGGATACGACTCCGCAGAAGTTCGGCGGCAATCGTGAGATGAATCAGGTGAAGGTTCTCGCGCCGGAATGGCACGGGGACTTCTACTCACGGTTCTGGTTCGACGGCTCATGCTATGAGGTTGACGGTTCGCCGGTCTTTCTTCCTCATTCGTCCGATACGGCTAGGCATTACGAGTTTCCGGCTCGCCGCGTGTACGCGGCCGAGTTGGCCCATAACCGTATCGTTCCGCCCGTTCCGCCGAAGGGGGCTGAAACATGGGGTATGTGAAGCTTCGTCCTGATCTGAATGCGAGGGTTGCGGAAAGGTTCGGCGGTAAGGTCACTCGCCCCCACGCTTTGAAGGTTCAGGCTCGCGCGAAGGCATTGGCCGACATGCGGGCGAAGCATTCGAGTGTCGCCGACCGTATCGACATCAGTGTTCATGCTCACGGCTCGCATACGAGCGTGGTCATGAGCGTGACCGGGCGTGACGGCTCGCAGATCGCATCCTACTTGGAGTACGGGTATTTCAATCTGCGTGCGCAACGTCACCTACCGGGCATGTATGTGATGAGCGAGGCCAAGTATGGCTGATCTGAGCGTGCGTGCCCCGTTGGATGCCGAAGGATTGATCGATGCGCTGTTCAAGCGTGTCGATTTCCGTAAGGCCGGTTTCGATAACGTCGTGGTGTTGCCGCGTGCCATCGCGGACACGGATTCGTATGCGTTGGACCATGACGTGGTGATCTGGCATTGCGGCGCCCCGTTCCAACCGGATTGGAATGTGAAGGCATGGGTTTGGCGGTTCGCGTTGTCGCTGACCGTGGTGAACCGTGATCCTGACATCAGTTCCAGCCTGTGTTCGTTCCTGCACGAGACGATTTCCCGTTGGCCTTATGGCGAGCCTACCGATTTTGGCCGTGTGGGTGCGATTCCCGACAATCCCGCGTTCGAGCAGGTCGCCATTGGTGACGTGGTGACTACGAAGACCGCTGTCGTGCGTTCCTGCACGAAGCTGGTGCAGGCGGGTTCCGTCCGCTGATTTTCCCAATAATTCAAAGATTCTGATTTTAAAGCCCTGTCCGCTTGCGGATGGGGCTTTCTTGTTAAGGAGGGCCATTCATATGGCTATCAATGATAAATCCGTGTTTACCAGTGTTCGCGGTGCAGCGTTTCTTGCCAATGCCAATACTGCTTTGCCGAGTCTGAAACTGTTTGGTTTGGAGGTGGCGACCGTTGGCGCGGCCACCCAGAAGTATACGAACATGGGTCATTTGAGCGTGTCCGACCTGCCGTCTTTCGAGACGAGCGGCGGCGACGCGACAACCAAGGATACTTGGAACAAGAGCAAGTTCCGCACCACTTACGATTCCGTCACCGGCAAGGTCACGATTTCCAGCATCCAAGGCGACAAGGAAATGTTCAAACTGATGTTCGACGCTGCCGAAATCACCGGTGGCGGCACCGCAGTCGCCTTGGATAAGGTCGAGCAGCCGAAGGCGCTGTTCATCTACATCGAAGACACGAACACCGGTGAGAAGTTCGGCATTTGGATTCCGAACCTAAGCCTCGCCTATAGTGAGCTTCCGTCCTTGGCTCAGGATGATTTCAACACGTTCAAGCTGGAAGGCAACATCATGACTTCCACTGTTCTTCCGAGGACCAAGAGCGGCAAGGCTTCCAGCATCGCTTTCTATGATCCTGACGATTTCGACCATGCTGCTGCGTGAGTCTGAGGGTTTTTGATTCTTCCCCTGACGGGTGTTCTTCTCCTGTCTGTCGCCCATCAGGGGATTTTCTTTTTTACCGCAGACAGGTGTTGGCTTTTTCACAGATTGGAGTTTTGTATGGCTGAAAACGATGTTGAAGAGAATGTCTTTCCGACTGATTGGGATGGTCTGGCCGGTTACGATGATGTGATGGCCGGATTGCCGGAAATGGTGCAGGCTGAGTCTTTCTCGCCGTCTCAGACCGCATTGTTCGCCGTGGTCGAACGTCGTTTGAACGAGCGGCTGCTTGTCATGCGTGACGGTGGCGTGTTTGGCGGCAAGGCGAAGAAAACCGTGTCGGATGATGCGGCTGCCATGGCCGTGGCCGAATACGTGGAGATCGCTGACTCGTTCTATAAGGGGCTTGCTGTCGATGCTGACGCTTATACGGAGTGGACGAAGGGTCGTGCCCTGTTTGACCTGTTGAACATGTTCGCGGCACTCACACGCTTCTACGTGGAGCGTTTGGGAAAATCAAGCGCCTCGAAAAAGCAGTCTCGGACTGCCGAGTAGGGGTTGTCTCCGATTTCCGTCGTTTCTACCGGCTGAACCTTCCAGCTGACATTCATGTGTATGATCCGAATTTTCTTTGCGACTTGTTGGATGGTTTGGAGGCCATTCCCGATTCGCAGTGGCGTGCATGGCTGTTGGAGCATGATGCCGTCGTGGATGGTTCCGACCGTGCCGAACGGTTGCAGTTGGGATGGCTTGGTTTCGGCCAGTCCGAAATGCTGCTGCTGCAATTGCAGAACACGTTGGATTCGTTGCGTTCGCTGGCTGCTTCCCATTGGAGTGGGAAGAAGGTTGGCTTTGAGCCGATTCTCCCGCCCGGTGTTGATGCCGTGTCTCGTGATGTCAATCGTGTGGATGGTTCGCATGTGACGAGTCTGGCCGATTACATGGCTCGGGTTCGTAGTTGCTTCGGCGGCTGATTCTGCCGGTTTTTTGTTTTTGCCCATGTTTCCGAGGGGTCTTTTTCCTCGTTCTTCCCCTTGGATTCGTGGGCGTTTCTTTTAGGAGTGTGCGCGTATGGAGCGTCCTGCTTTTTCCGCTGGCGAGGTCGGCATTGATGTCATTCCTCTTACCGACCGGTTTTTCGCCGAACTCAGGGCGAAGCTGCATGATCTTCGTGATCTGACGGTTCCGGTTGAGTTCGACCCGGATGACATGGCCGCTTCGCGCACGTATGAGAAGTGGAATGGGCGTGACGCTCATGTCAATGTCTCGTATGACGTTGACATGTCCGGCTTGCGTGAACTGTCGAAGCAGGATGAACGGTTGCGCAAACGGTATGAGAAGCCCGTCAAACCTGTTTTCGACGGCAGTGGCGTCGTCAAGGGCCTGGACATGGCGATCGGCCGTGTCGAACAGTTGCGTAAGGTCCAGAAGAACGTCGGCGACGTGTTCACCAAGAATCTTGGCGTGTTCGGGAAGACGGAGACGAGCCGGTTGAAGGAGCAGATGCTTCTTCTTGACCGGTCCGAAGAGAGGATGCGCAGGATTCGCGCCGACCGTGACGAACTTGTTTCGATGCGTGGCGACGAGTGGAACCAGCTGAACAGGCAGATTCTTGGCAACATGAGCACGTTGGACGCTTTGCAGAAGCGTTACGACGAGTTGGGTTCCGAGATTTCCAAGGTCGCTTCGTACCGTGATTCGCTTCGTGGCGGTGGACGCCGCGATGAGGCGAAGGCTCAGACCGTCAGGCTTCGTGAGCTTCGAGCCGAATACCGTGCGACCGCACGCAACATGCGCGAGGTCACGAACGAGACGAACAGGCTCGCCAGACAGCAGGACAGGTTGAAGTCCGATAGCGTGGCGAAGTGGATTCACGATTTGGACAAGCAGCTTGTCGAATTGGATTCGCATACGAAGTCCGTGCGTAAGACGTTCGACAGCGTGGCCCGTAGCGGTTTCGTCAAATCCTCCGACATGGGCAAGACGAACGTTCTCTCCGGCGTGAGCTTCTTCGGCAAGGATCTGAACCGTCAGCTCAATGCGGAACGTGCCGCGCGCAGGGAGCAGGAGCGGCTGAACGATTCGTGGCGTGACGGTGCCGAATGGCAGGGGAATCTGCTGGAGGGTACGGCACGGTATGCGCGGAATCTGAAGACAGCCTCCAACGTGATGAACACGTACGGCAAGGATGTGAAAGAGGCGAACCGTCTGCTTGACGAGCAGGAACAACGGTTGACCGGCTTGCAGAAGGCTTTGCGTGGCGTGAACAAGTACGGCAGGTATTCGGAAGTCAACAAGCAGTTGAACGACCAGCTCGCCGCCGTCAACAGGCTCCGCAAGCAGATCGAATCCAATCCGATCAAGACGAGACTCGTATTGGATGATAGTCGGTTCAACCGCAAGTACGCGAACATCACACATCAGGTAGGCGAGTTGACGAAGAAGCTCGAACGTGAGAACGAGCTTAGGATTCGTGTCGATTTCTGGACCGACACGGCTGATTCGCTTGAAGAGCGTCTGCGTAGGCTTCAGCAGGGGCGTATCCGTATTCCTGCGGATATCGTCGTTGACAATGAGAATCTGATTGAGCGTGCCCGGCAGGTCGCCGAAGAGGTGAGACGCAATCCGGATCGCAAGGTCGAGCTTGAGGCTGATCTTGATCTGGATATGAAGCGTGCCGAGGAGCGTATCAAGGATTTCCAGAAGGCCAATGACACGTTCAACATGGATGTGGACTTGGAGACTGCCGCCGCACGCGCCCATCTCGCTTACTTCACGAGACCGCGCACGGTTGATATTTTCGCGGAGTTCAAGGGCACTGATCTCGGCAAGATCATGAGCGGCATGACCGCTGGCGCTACGGGTGTCCGTGGCGTGCAGAACGAGTGGCAGAAGCTCGTTAACGTGTTCGACAAATTCGATGAGGTCGTGCCGAAGTGGAGTCTGCTGGGCGCGGTGTTCGCGTCTGTTGGCGCTGGCGCGTTGAACCTGTCCCGCACGGCTGGCAGTGCCGGCGCTTCTCTGGTGATGATGAGCAAGGCGGCTTTGGCCGCTCCGGGCGCACTGTTGGGTGTGACCGCTGCTTTCGGCGCTGGATATTCCGCCGTGAAGAATTACGCGGATTATATCGACGTGTCCACTACGAAGTTGGGCGGCTTGCAGAAGAAACTGTCGGATTCGTTCTGGACGGAAGCCAAGCAGCCGGTCATCGACATGATGGACGCTTTGGGCGGCAACGGGTTCGTTGACGGTATGGAGAAGGTTTCCTCCGCCGAAGGCAAGATAGCCGCGAACGCCGCGAAGATAGTCGCCCAAGGCGAATACGTGTCCCGTATCAATTCGATTCTTGGCAATACGGTCAAGGGCGTGAACGCGCTTGACCCTGGCGTCCAGGCTGTCACCGCTTCCGTTGTGAGGCTTGGCGACAGCACCAGCTCGTATCTGCCGCGCATGGCCAACTATGTGAGCCGCAACGCCACGCTGATGGCGCAGTGGGTCGATGAGGCGGAGCGTTCCGGCAAGGTCACTCAGGCCATGGAGAAGGCCATCGAGCAGGGTGGTTATCTCATGTCCAGCGTCAAGTCCCTCGGTGGTATTCTCAAGGGCACGTTCGGCACGTTGGCCGAGGGTGAGAATGGCATCGAGAAGTTCTCCGACGCTCTGAGCCGTGCTGACAGGGCCGTGAACGGCGTGAAGTTCCAAGCCACGTTGGCCGCGTGGGCTGATGGGGCGAAGACCGCTTCGGGCAAGTTCCATGATTCGTTCCGTGAGATTGGCGACGCGGCTTATGAGCTGCGGGACACGACGAAGCAAGTGTTCGTTGACTCCGGTTCCATGGTGTCCACCGGCATTGGTTCCATCAGCAGTCTTGTCGGCAAGTCGAAGCATGGTATCGCTGACTTCAGCAATGGCGTGTCAGATGGATTCCAGAAGGTGTTCCGTGCCGTTGATTCCGCCTCTCCGATGTTCGACAGTCTGCTGTCGATGGTCGGCGAATTGTCCGACACGTTCGGTGGAACGTTGGGGAACACGTTGAAGTCGGCGGCTCCGACGATCAAGGTGTTGGCCGATGGCGCTTCCGCCATGGCTCAGGCGTTCGGCAAGCTGCCTGCGCCCGTTCAGGCGATAGTCGGCATGTATGCGACGTTCGGAAAGGCCGGCATCAGCGCTTACAATTCGTTGAAGCGTGGCATGTTGCAGAACATCGAATCCACATTGCAGTATCGGAAGACCTTGAGCCAGTTGGGCATCACCTCGCAGGAGACTGCGATCAGTATGAGCGAGCTGGTTCGGGCTATGGCTCGTTTGAAGTCCGGTCAGACGGCTGGCGTGCTGACCGGTGAGGTCTCGAATATCCGCCGGATGGGTGTCGCTGCCGACGAGACCACTGCGAAGCTGAATCGCATGAATCGTGCGCAGGCTGGCGGTTCCTCCGTCGCAGGCGTTGCCGCTGGCGCTGGTTCTGCTGGTTTGGTCCGTGGTGTCGGCGAGGCGGCTGAGGGAGCCGCCCGTAAGACTGGTTTGCTGAAGACCGCTTTGAGCGGCGTGGTCGATTTCCTTGGCGGACCTGTTGGCATCGCCATCGGCGGCGCGACCACGGCGTTGAGTCTGGCGGGCAGTGCGATCAGCTCGTACAATGATGCCGCCGCGCACACGCAGACGGTGAACCAGACCATCGCAGACTCGTTCAAGAACGTTCAAAGCGGTGCGGCGGACGCCTCCACGGCTGTTTCCGAAGCCAAGAAGACCGTTTCGAAGAATTGGACCGACAATGATTACGGTTGGAAGCTCCCTGGTGGCAACGCCATCGAGAAGGGTCTTAGCGGTATTCAGAAGTCGATAAGCCCGTTCAAGAACGCCTCAGATGCAGCCGATGCTCTCGGCATCAGCGTCAAAAAATTGAATTCCGCCGCGACCGGAACGAACGACGCCTATGACAAGATGCATAAGAAGCTTGAGGACATCAAGAACGACCAGCAGTGGGTCATGGGCGCGAACGGTCAGATGGTGAACGTCAACGAGCAGCAGGCCGAAGCCGCCGAACGTCTGCTTGGCGTGCTTGAAGACTCCCACGCCGAATGGGTGAAGGGCATGAAGGTGGCGTCCGATTGGATCGGCAGCGCCGATAGCGTCGCCAATGTTTCGGCGTTGGCCTCCGACAAGCTCAGCCTGCTGTCCGAATCCCTCGCAGCCAACAACTACGAGTTGGAGGGCAACAGCAAGAACGCCCAGGCCAACCGCAAGATGATGGCCGATTACGCGGACAGTGCTTTGCTGGCCGCGAAGAACATCATCTACGCGGGCAACGGCAGCGCCGAAGCGAACCAGAAGGCCAAGAACGCCGTCTATTCCGCACGTCAGGAAATCATTCAGATGGCCGAACAGTGCGGCATGTCAGCCGAGGCGGCCGCCGCGCTTGCTGACCAGATGGGTCTTATTCCCGATAACGTGTCCACGAAGTTCGATCTGACGAACATGGATTCGGTGAAGGCTCAGGTTCAGGATTATATCGACCTGCTTGAGTTGACCAAAGGTCAGAAGGAAATCATTCTTGATCTCGTCCAGAAGGGTGATATAACGAGCTTCGACCAGTTGGCCGGCGCCGTGAAGGCGCTCATGGGTGGTGCGAGCGAGAAGGATTTGGTCATTCTTCTTGACGCTCAGGATAACGCTTCGGATAAGATCAAGGACGCTACGGCTTTGGCTAAGGGGTTCGGTCTGACGAAGGCTGAGATCAATATCCTTGCCAAGGATGAGGCTGGCCCGAAGTTGGATGCCGTCAAGCAGAAGCTTCGTGACAGTGGGTTGACTGACGCTCAGATCCAGATTCTCATCGACGCTTTGGATAAGGCGAGCGGCAAGATGAAGGATATTGAGAAGCAGAAGGTTCCTGCCGCAAAGGGCGTCAGGTTCGATATTGATGCGAACGATGATGACGCCAGCGTGAAATTGGCGAAATATCAGGGGCTTAACGGTTCCACGCTTGCGACCGCGCACACGTTTGTGATTGGCGATGATTCGAGCGCCCGGAACGCTTTCGACAATACGAGAGCGTATGACGGCGTGACGTTGGCTCAGCCTTGGGGCCGCGTGTTGGGCGACAACAGTGTGGCGCGCGCCGTGTTCGCCGGCATTCAGGCGTTCAACGGTGTGACCATAGCAAGCCCGTGGGGTCGTGTGCTGGGCGACAACAGTGGTGCGCGTATGGCGTTCATGGAAACGAACGCATATGATGGTGCGACGATTTCCCGCCCGTGGGGTCGTGTGCTGGGCGATGCTTCCGATGCCCAAAGAGTGTTCAGCGACATCAGCTCGTTGAATGGCTCCGTTATTGCCACCCGTTACGTGAATATCGTCACCCAAAATATCGACGGTGGTAGCACGAAAGTGGCTACCGGTGGTCGTATCAGCGGGCCGGGTACCGGCACGTCTGATTCCATCCCGGCGTGGCTGTCGAACGGCGAGCATGTTATTCGTGCCGCTGCGGCGAGCAAGCTTGACCGTACTGTCGGCCCGAATTTCCTGAACGTGTTGAACGCGACCGGCGATCTGGACAGGGCGGTGTCTCAGGCTCGCACGTCGTATGCGCGTTCCGCGCGTGACATGAGCCGTAACGCCTACGCTTCCGGTGGCAGGGGCCAGAGAATGTTGGATTCGGCCACGTCCGTCACGGTCAACATTCCTTCACGGGATGATCGCGAACTGGTGTCCGCCGTGAACGATCTGCGTCGTGAGGTTGCGGACTTCCGTGACGGTATCGGCGGTGAGATCAGCCGTAACAGCAGTCCTTGGCCTAGCAAGCGTGATTTCGTTCGTGATGTATTGGAGGCCTATCGTGGCAGGTGAGCTTGCGTATGTGAGTGGTCTGACCGGTGAACGGTTCGACGTGTCTGATTATGAGACCGTTGATTTCGAAGGCGCGTTGGAGTTGCGTGGCCGTGAATGGGATTATACGGTGCGTAACGGTGGATTGACCGGTGTTTCGAGGAAACGTCGGGAGATTTCCGTTGACGTGCATTATGGTGATGCGGCTGCGTTCGACTCGTTCATGCGGACGGTTGACGCTGATCTGGCTGTTGGCAAGCCGGGACGGTTGGAGGCTGTGAATGGTGCGGGGGAGGTTTGGACGCAATCGTGTTATGCGGTGAAGTCCGAGGCTTCCTCGCATCCGGGTTCGTCCGACCCGGTGTGTGCGCTTTCGTTCGTCTTGTTGGATGGTGCGTGGCGTCATGATGCCGCTACCGTATCGTATTGGCCTGTGTCCGAGTCTGCTGTGTCTGGCTTGGATTTGCCGACTGACATGGGTTATGATCTGGCTGTTTCGCGTCCGTCATGCATGATATCTAATCGTATGCGTGTTCCGATGCCGTTTCGTCTGGTCATATATGGGGCTGTGTCGAATCCGTCGTTGACGATTGGCGGGAACGTGTACCGGTTGAATGGTGATGTTCCGGCTGGCGCTTACGTGGTGGTTGACTCGTTGAGGAAGTCGATCATGCTGCATGATGCGGATGGTTCTCTGCGGAACGTGTTTTCGTGGGGTGTGCGAGGTTCCGGTTTGAATAGTGGACAGTATGTTTTCCAACCTGTCCCGGCTGGTTCGAGCGTGGTTGAGTTGGGTTCCGGTTTCGGTTTTGATCTGACGGTTGTCGAGGAGAATGGGGACCCGACTTGGTTGATCTGATTTGCGCTGACGAGAATGGCGTGCCGTTCCATGCGGTTTCGGATTGCGTGTTTGATTGCGCGTGGGGGTCTGGTGAGAATGATTTCGAGCTGACGTTGTATGACGGTACGGTGCTGCCTGACCGTGGTCTTGTCTATGTGGATGGGACCGAGGTTGGCGGCATCGTCGATCATATGAAGGATGAACTGTCGGACGGTGTGAGTGTCGTAACGTATTCCGGTCGTAGTTGGCATGGCATGTTGGCCGGTAAGGTGTTGCAGCCGGATTCGGGGCAGGATTATCTGAAGGTGTCCGGCCCTGTGAATCAGGTGTTGTCGAACCTGTTGGCCCGTATTGGCTTGGCTGACGTGTTCAAGGTTCGCGCGGATTCCACGAAAACGATTCCAACGTTCCGGTTCGACCGGTATTGCACTGCGTATGATGGCATCCGCAGGATGTTGGCGGCGAATGATCTGAAACTCATGTTTCAGGAGGTTGACGGCACTGTATGGATGTATGCCAAGCCGATTGTTGACCATAATGATACGGTTGATTCCGATCTGGTTGATTTTTCCATCACGAAGGATTACCGGCGTATCAACCATATGATCGGCTTGGGCAAGGGTGATTTGAGGAATCGTCTGGCCGTCCACTATTATGCGGATGGTTCCGGCAAGGTGTCCAATACGCGCACGTTCGGTGGTCGTGACGAAATCGCCGCAGTCTATGATTACTCGTCCGCCGAGAAGGACGAGTTGGACAAGCAGACGAAGAAGCAGTTGCAGGATTTGCAGGGCGCTGGCGCTGTCGATGTGACTGTGCATGACGGCTTGTCGCTTGATGTGGGCGATAGGGTTGCGGGCTGCGATCATGTCACTGGTCTGACGGTTACTGCCGTCGTGTTGAAGAAGATCGTGAAACTGTCTGGCGGCTTGTTGTCCGTATCGTATGAGGTTGGCGACGCGGCTTCCTCGAAGACGGAATATTCGAATTATACGAGTTCCTCTTCCTCTTCGTCTTCGGGTTCGACTGGTGGTGGCGTGTCTTTGACGGCTGGCCGTGGCCTGTCGATTTCAGGCGGCACTATCAACGCGGAGGTCGCTTCCGAGGATTTGGATGCCGTCAGGCAGGTTGCCGAGTCGGCGAACAGGACGGCTTCCGGTTTCGCGGCGCAGATCGGCAAGGCGAATCAGACCGCCGAGGATGCGAGGAACGTCGCCGATGCGGCCAAGAGCGTGGCCGACAGTGCGAAGTCGGGCATGATGACCGATGACGAGCGGTCGAAGCTCGCTTCGGTCGAACGGGGCGCGAACGCCTACACGCTGCCGAAGGCATCCACGGACGTGTTGGGTGGCGTGAGGGTGGACGGTTCCTCGATCGTGAGCGTGGATGGTGTCATCAGCGCGCATGTCGGCGGCGGCGCTTCCGGGAGGGTCGTGTTCCCAATCGGATACGTGGTCCAGAACACGACCGGTGTCAACCCTTCCGTTGATTTCGGCGGCACGTGGAGGCAGTTGCCTTCGCTTGGTTGTTTCACGTTTGAAAGGATAGGCTAGTGAAATCTGACGGTTACTCGAAGTACGTGTGCGACAAGTGCGGTAAGACCGCTTATGTCGCCGCTGGTGACACTGAGGCGCGGGAATGGTTCACCGTGCGCCGCTATTCGGCTGGCAAGGCGACCCGCATCGCGGATGATGTGCCGCCCGACATCTATGAATTGTGTTCCAAATGCAATACGTCTTTCATGACGTTCATGCAGAAGGATGACGCTTCGTTTGAAGCATGGTTGAAGGAGGGTGAACGGTGACCATCGAACTGGTTGACGGCAAGGCTGGTACGGCTCATATTTCAAGTGAGGACAAGGCGATCATCCATCAGGCCAAGTTCTCGAAGTCCGACGTGGTGTTCGACTGGGGTGACGCGTTCAAGTGCTCGATGAGTTCGTCCAACAGGGCGACGATCGGCACCGGTTGCGCGTCGATTCAGGGTTTGGACTGGCATATCACGGCGGCGGAATCGGTGACGATCTCCAACGGGTCGCAGGGTATGAAACGCAATGACATCATTTGCGCGCATTACCATCGCAACTCTTCCAGCGGTATCGAGAGTGTGGAATTGACCGCGTTGAAGGGCGCGCCGAATGCGACGACTGCCGCTGACCCGACCATTCCGTCAGGGAAGATATTGTCCGGCGCGGTTGACGCGTACATGCCGTTGTGGCGTATCCCATTGGACGGCATCACGGTCGGCACGCCGGTGCGCCTGTTCACGCCGAAGGGGGCTTTGTGGGATTCCGTAACCCAGACATGCCAACTGAAATTTCAGGACGCCTCATCGTTCGTTCCGTTTGCTTATGGCGCTTCGAACACCATCACGGTCAAAGACGGTCTGATTTTCGTGGATCTGTCTTCGTTTCGAAGCACCGTGCGCGTCGGCGATTTCAATGTCTGGCTGTTCAAAGCGGGTGTGAAGCCCTCCAAGACGATCAGTCTTGGGTGCGTCGCGAACGTGAACGGCGTCGCGTATGGCAAACAGGCGAATTGGAATACTGACGGGTCGGTGACGATTATCGGAGGCGTGGGCTTGTCCGATATCGTCCAATGCTTCCAGAGGATCATTCCGGTGCCCGATGGTGTGGAATTCCATTGACCTCGACAGGCGGGCGCAATTCGGCGGGCAGCACGTATTCGCATTGCACTGAATCCCAGCTGCCATTACCGATATTGCCGGAATATCGGACGAGTATCATCATGCCGGCGCGGATGACCGTGAAGCCCCTCGCATTGTACAGGGTTACGGAATGCTATCAGCAGGTCAATATGAGTTTCTGCCATGCTTTCTGCATGTACTTGAGGACGCTCAGATCGGGCTTGAGGTAATACCGTGCGGTGGTTTGGATGTCGGAATGCCCGAGCTGTCGTGCGACCACGCTGATGTCGGTTCCGGCCTTGATCGCCAACGTGCCGAACGTGTGGCGTAGGTTGCGTGGAGGCACGCAGGGGAGTTTCATGCGCCTGCACCAACTGCGGTAGTGGTTTGCAACTTGGTTCGCGTTCAGACTGCCGACCAGTCGGCCGGTCTTCGTGCCGTGGCGTAGTTCCGCCAATCGTTTGACCGCGAACCGTGGCAATGCGACGGTTCGTCGGCTTAGATCGGTCTTCGGTTCGGTGACGGTCTCATGGCCCGCCACCCATTGCACCGACCTTTTCACCGTGACCGTGCCGCGACGTAAATCCAAGTCGGCCCATTCCAGGCCGACCGACTCGCACCGGCGCAATCCGGCGCACACGGACACCAATAGCCATGCTTCCAATGGATGCCCGTAGAAGCCTTTCAACAGTCTGCGTACTTCCGGAACGGACAGCACTTGCGGCTCGTAGTGCCGTAGTCGTGGCAGGCGTATCTCGCGTCTGGTCACGTCGTTGTCGGTCAAACCGCGTTTGAACGCGAGTCGCAGTATCGCGCGGAACACCGCGTATGCTTTGCGTGCCGCTCCCGGCTTGTCGAAGGAGTCCAACCATGATTCGATGTCCGCCACGCTGATCGAGTCCATGTCCCTTCCGCTCCATTGCGGGAGGATATGGCAGTTCAAGGCGCTTTCGTAGCCTACTTTGGTGCATTCGCGGAGTTTCGCGCATGATGGTTTCCAAACGGTGGTTACGAATGTGTCGAAAAGCATTGGTTCCTTTCCAATTCCGTTGGATAATCCCACACATCGTCGCGTTGCCGTTGGATGGGCGTGTGTGTGGGTTTTCCCATTGTTCCATATCCCTGTTTTCTAGGAGGATATTTTGACTCAGATCAAATTCGATTTCGGACATCCAAGCGCCGATGGCATAGCGGACTTGGCTGGCGAGAAGATTCATGTGGTGCCGACCGGCCGGTTCAGGAACGGCAGTCGTATCGTCGTACGCGACTCGTTCGAGGTGCGCCTGGACGAGCACGGCACCGCGGCCGTCAACGTTCCGCCGACCGACAGCACGTTCGCGTATGAGGTGACTGTCGGAGAGAGTGAGGATACATGGCGTTTCGTCCGTTGCGTCCAGGTGCCGGATTCGACTTCGGTTTTGAATTTCTCCGATCTGGTCGAAGTCGATTCGACCACGCTCACACCGGTGCAGACCGGTAATCCGTTGGCCGACATCGACCAGTCCGACGTCGATTGGGCCATCCAGTTCATTAACTCTTGATTTTTGGAGGTTTGTTTTGGCTAATCCCGATAAGTTTTTGCGTCTGCGTGACTACGCCCGTTTGGAGCGTGCGCAGAAGAACGGTGTCGTGGACGGCACCAAGTTCTCCTATGACAGTGCGAAACACGTCGTGTCGAACGTCCGCGAGTATTTCGACGCGCATCGCGACGGGCGCACGTATGGCGTGCGTTTCCCGCTCTACAGCTTCTCCAATTCGCCGGACGGCGTGAAGGTCGGCGACAATGCGGGCCTGACCGTCGTGCCGTCCACGAATTATCGTGCCGGACGTGACGACTACGCCTGCCTGAGCGCGTTCCGCGTGTTCGACGCGAACGTTGCGGTGGCTGACGATGGCACGCCGGTCGTGAAGGCCATCAAGGGCTTGGCCGGCAATTACGCGAAGGACGGGTCCAACGGCGACGTGTTCGTCATCACCACTCCCGGCTTCTACCGGTTCGAGTTCGACACGAACCATTGCACCATCTGGTATTCGGACACCCAGTACGACGGCTATTCGCCGATGCCGGGCGCGCTGCTGCCGGACGGGTCTCTCCGCCCGTGCATGGCGTACGCGAAATACCCGCTGTCCAATTACGGCGGCAAGGCCGCGTCCGTCTCGGGCCAGATTCCGGCCTCCATGAGCGAACAAGGCTCCGTGGCCGTAACCACCAGCAAAGGCAAGGGCTACAGCGGAAAGACTTCAGCCGACACGTTCTATACGCAGCTCATGCACATGCTCAAATACGCGACCAAGGACATCGAACGCTACTTGGGCGGCGACTTCAACGGTTCCGCTCAGATCAACGTCAGCAAGGCCGAAGCCAACGTCACCCGCGCGCTGGTCAAGGCCACTGACGCGGCAAGCATCGACCTCGGCTCCTACGTGAGCGTCGGCACCGGCACCGACCGTGGAGACAACAAGACCGGCGAGGCGGCGGCATACCGCAAGGTCATTTCCAAGACCGTCGTGGACTCGGCAACCACCGCGATCAACGTGTCCGGTGCGGCCTTCACCACCACGACGGCCATGCATGTCACCCAGATGCCGTACCTGACCGGTTCAACGGACGGCGTGCTCGGCAACGACGGCATCCCCCGCGAGGACGTGTCCAAAACCCGTCAGCCGATCAGGCTCCAGGGCATCGAACTGTTCGCCGGAGTCTGCGAGACCGAGGGCGACATCATCCTGAAGAACGTGAAGGACTCGGACACTTCCGGCCATACCGAAGTGTGGAAGGTGTTCGACACCACCAAGGCGAGCGGCACCGCCATCACCGCCGACTACGTGCATGTGGGCGACTATCCACCCGTCAACGACAGGACCGACAACCAGTGGCAGTGGCAGACCGACTTCACTGAAAAGCACGGATTCCTGCTGCCCACCGGTGTCGGCGCGACAAGCACCAGCGGTCTGACCGACGCGCTGACCATCAACCCGATCAGCGCTCCGGGACTGCATGAGTTGCAGCGCGGCGGCGGTCTCTGGGACGGCTCGCTCTGCGGGTTGTTCGGCGCGGGCGGCTGGGCCGATCTGTCGGCTGCTTGGTGGTTCTACGGCGGTCGCCTATCCGTTCTTGGCCGCACGCACGCCTAGTGCGCGCGGTTGGGGGTGAGCGCCAGCGAGGGGGCGAAAGCCCCCTCATTACCCTCGTATGACTCTTGGTAATATTTCAGGGATTCGTGACGGCTTCGCCGGGTTCCTCCTGCCCTTGCAGCGCGGCGGCAATCTCAGGGACGGCTCGCACTGCGGGTTGTTCAACGCGAACGGCAGGAACGATCTGTCGAACGCTTGGTGGAACTACGGCGGTCGCACATAAGGGTTAACTGTTTTCCGTCACGACTACCCTCCGCTTTCGGGGACACGCGAGAGGGCAAGCCTCGGCCATGCCGAAAATCAAATCAAGCACGCGACCGGTAGGCCATAAGGCCGAAAGCCGCCAACATTCCCCCTATAGCTTTCATGAAAACATATTGCAAACACAGTCGCATCACCGAACCAGCGTTCGTGCGCGACTGTATCGAAAAGTTCCTCAAAGGCAAACGCTCCCGCAGGGACGTGAACGAATTCCTCAGCCGCCATCCCGACTTGGATTCGCTTTCACGGCAGATGGCAGACGAGATAGGACGCGGCGAATACAGGTTTGCGCCCATCCGCTACTTCCGCCGTGTGGAACCGATCTCAGGAAAGATACGCATCATCGGACGCGAAAGCATCCGCCATCAGATCTACGATTACGTCTGCGGAACGGCGTTGATGCCATTGTTCCGCGCGAAGGTCGGCAGATGGCAGACGGCGAGCATCCCCGGCAGGGGCATAGCCGACGCACGCCGCGCGATCAAACAATGGGTGCGCGAACCATCCAGCAGAGCGTTCGTGAAACTGGACGTGCGCAAATGCTATCCAAGCATCAGCCGTGAAGTGTTGAAACGCCTGCTCTCGCATGACGTGGGAGACAAACGATTATTGGCCTTGACGTTCCATCTCATCGACCGATACGCGGGCGATGACGGATTGAACATCGGCTCCTATCTGAGCCAATGGCTCGCGAACTATTATCTGAGCTACGCCTACCACTATTGCGAACGGCATCTAAGCAAGGAGCGCGTGAACCGCAGGACAGGCGAAACAGCCACCAGACGGCTCGTCACGCACATGCTGTTCTACATGGACGACATTCTCCTGGTCGGCAGATCGAAGCGTGATCTGACCATCGCCGTCAAACGCATACGCGCCTACCTGCATGACACGCTCCGTCTTGAGATTCATCCGACATGGAACATCAAGCACGTCGGCGTGGAGCCAATCGACATGGTGGGCTTCACCTTCCACCCGGACCATACCGGCGTCAGGGCGGGCATCTTCCTGCGCGCACGACGCTCATTCCGCCGATACGCGCGGAACCCTACGAGTCTTCGGCTCGCATACCGTTGCGCCAGCTACTACGGCTGGCTCAAAAACAGCGATTCCATCCAATACCGGCGTCGAAACAACGTCGATCAAATCGTCCGCCGCGCCAGAAACACCGTCGCGGCAAGCCGAAAGAAAGGATAACAGATGATTCAGAACGTCTCTTCCGCAACCCCGTTGGAAAAGGTGGACTACCATCTCCGCGATGACGGACTGGCCGATATCCGCATCCGCCGCAACATCAGGACCGTCACCCATCAGGCGACCGACAACCAGCCGGAATACGTGGAGTACACGGCGGTCGAATCCTATCAGGTGCTCCCGTTGCTCGAACAGGAGGCCATCGAACAGGCGGATGTCCTGTTCGAGGGTGACGCCACCAGTTCCAGGCCGGTGCTCGACCGTGTGAGCGCATTGGAACAGGCAAGCCTGGACAACGCGCAACTGCTGGCCGACCTGATGGCAGGCATGGACGGGAATACGACGGATTCCACCGATTCCGACACCGGCAAGACCGATGGCGGCGATGCCAGCGACGACGGCAAGAACACCGCCGACGATTCCGCCGACAACAAGGATAAGGAGTGAGAACAATGGTTAGATTCAATCATGCCGCAGCGGTCCGCATGTACACCCGTCTGGTCAAGGCCGGACGCAAGACGTTGGACGAAGTGCCGGAGGAATACCGCGCGGAGGTGCGGCAGAACCTTCTCGACCCGTGGTTCTGAGTAAGAAGGCATAGGTGAATCAGGAAGCAATCACCATCATCGTCGCCATCATCGGTTCCGGTGGTTTCGGAGCGCTCGTCCCATGGGTGCTCGACCGGATCGACAACAGGCGCGACCCGTTGCACGAGGGCGTGAAGGAGCTGCTGTTCTGCAAGCTCGAACTGTTGCACCAGCAGATGGTGGACAACGGCGGCGTATGCACCGTCGAGACGAAACAGACCGCCGAACGCATTTATCGCGCCTACCACGGTCTGGGAGGCAACGGCGTCGGCACCGAAATGCGCAACGACATCCTCGACGCGCACATACAGGAGGACCGGCATTGACCGCAGGCGGCATATACCTGCTGTTGCTCGCGCTCGTCATCATATTCAATCGCAGCGCGCACAGGCATTGATTTTCACACCGGTTTTCAAGGCCATCCCATTCCGGGGTAGCTTTTCTATTTGCCCCTTGACTCGGGGCGGGAAGGACAGAGAGCATGACAGGCGCTAGTTTCGCCAGATGGCGCGGCTCACCCAATCATTACCAGGGGCGGAGGGGTTTAAGCGTCAATCACATCACCCTGCACATCATGGTCGGCAGATTGGCGGGCACCGACAGCTGCTTCCAGCGACCCGATTTCCGGGCAGCCAGCCATTACGGCGTCGGTTCGGACGGCACCGTCTACCAGTGGGTGGACGAGGCCGACGGCAGCTGGGCCGACGCCAACTGGCGGTCGGACTGCTCGGGCATCACCATCGAGCATGAGGGCGGCATGGCGGGCATCCCGGTCACGGACGCCGAGGTCGAGGCTTCGGCCAAGCTGCTGGCGGACATCGCCAGACGCCACGGGTGGAGACAGCTCGTCCATGACGCTTCCGGCAATCGCGCCGGCAATGTGTGGCTGCACCGCGAGGTGCCCGGCACCGACCATTTCGGCTGCCCGGACAGGTGCGTCAACGGGCTGCCGGTCGATAGGCTGCTCGCACGCGCGAACCAGATACTCGGCGGAACCGCCGACACAACCAACAATGATGAGGAGGATTTCATGCAGTGCATCATCCAGCCAAACGGCGAAAGCAGGCTCGTCTATTTCGACGGGCAGAAGCTCCACGCGCTGACCCATCCGGATCAGGTCAAGGCCCTGCAAATGGTCGCCGAACAGTGCGGACGCACCCTGCCGTGCTTCGCGCTGGGCAGCAAGACCGCGCCGTGGGCGACCCGGCTCGAACAGGCCCTCAAGTAGTAATCAAGGAGTAATCATGACAGAACAGAACACCGCCGCCGGCACCGCCGGTCTTACGGGCGACGGCATCCCCGATCCCGCCGACGCGGCGGCCAACGGCATCACCGCCAACACGGTAATCGACGCAACGCCGGACACCACGACCGACACCACGCCGAATGTCACCACCCTGTCCGACACCGATCTCGACAAGGTGCTCGACGCTTGGAGCGCGGACGTGGACAAGGCCAAGCACGCAGACGGATACACGCCAGTCTTCAGCGACACCGTGCGCACCATCATCTACGTGGTCACGCTCGTCGCCTCGGTCATCGGACTCGGGTTCATGAGCTTCGGCTCCCCCGAAATCGGCGGTTTCATCAGTACCGCCGCAGGCATCATCGCCGCAGGATTCGGAGTCGCATACAACCCCGTACGCATGGCCGGCAAGTAGCCGCAGCGAATAAACACCGCCCCTCCATCCGGCATAACGCTGGACGGAGGGGCGGTTTTCGCGTATTCAAAACCAAGTTCAAGCCCATGGCAAAGGAACACCGACCACACGGGCCAAGGCATACGCCAATGCAAGCGCGACTATCAGAGCGCAGACCGCGACGAAAACGTAGTCTCCTAGCAGACATGCTCTAAGGAACAATGGATGCTCCCGCGCGAACACCCTCATTCTTTCACCCCTATTCTTATCCAGATGCGTCGAGGTCGCACAGTCGTGGAACAGGTGCATGAACGGACGCCATCGCGCCATACGCACGAACTGGTCCGCATCAGCGACATCATTCGATTGCTTGGCTTGAGGCGAATCCAACGGATCGTTTTCCTCAACCACTTTCGCCGCAGCCACGGTCTTGCTCGCATCCGTGGAGGATATGCCGGATACCGCGTCTAGGTCCGCGTCCGGCGATTCCACAGCGTCGAAACCGGTGTCGTCATAATCCGCCATGTCAGATGTCGGCCCCGTGCTTGCGCAACCGTTCCATGCGTTTTCGAACCGCGGCCAGCGAGACGCCGAAATATGCTGCGGCCGCGATCATCCCATCGTTCTTGACTTTCTGGATGAAATCGTGTTCGGGCATGAGCAGCGCACCGGCGAACTCGTCCGCGTAGAATTCGTGGATGTCGTAATCGTCGGAACGTTTGTCCATGAAAGCGAAATCGTTGTCCTGCGCTATGGTGACTCGTTCCACGAAATGCCCCAGTTCGTGTGCGAGCGTGAACCTGCGTCTTGTCTGTGGTTCGGTGCGTTCCGTGTAGGCTCGGGGCTCGCTGCTGTGTTCCTTGACTATCATGCCGCTGACACCTTCGGGAAGCTCACCGGTGTAGGGCGTGACACCCATGGCCTTGCATATGCTCACGATCTTGACCGGATAGGAGTGGTCCCAGTAATTGTCAAGGGTTTCTTGCGCTTTGCGGCGCGCATCCTGCCACAGTAGGGTCATGACTTCTCCTTCCCCGGTATTGACCTGATATCCTATATGTTCAACGTTAACAGGAGCTCAGGCCCAGGCATTCCCTCGCATAGGCTTCAACCTCACGGTTTCAGTACTTCTTACTTAAGGTACTTGACCCAACCTTTGTAAGTCAACATTTGCGAAGCTTCCTTTTCATCCCTATAAATGTATTTGGAATGCAGCCTTTGGATTTCAGACTCGTCAGTAGGCCACCCAGTTGGATTAGCGAAAAACATATTACGGTAGTGCAGGTGCCACATACGGTTGAAATAATTATCCGCGCATTCCGGTTTGAACATCATCCGGCTTGCACTTTCCCATATCGCAACTGCCTTATCTATGTCAGGCGCGTATTTATCTGACAGTACAAGCTTCCAAAGAGTGAATTGCTTAGCTCCATCAACCTTTACTTCATGCAGTACTCCGACATTGACAAGAGTTCGTAGTGCTGCGCGAATCTGCGTTGCCCGAGTACGCTTGCCCTCGCCTTCCATATCTTCTGCCAGACCAGTAGCAGTCCCCATATAGCAACGAGGCGGAAGGGGAATAATGTCATGGCACGAACCGGGACCGTATTCATTCGCGGCTCTGAAGACAAACGGAAGAGGAGACTGGGGGTCTGGAGTGTTTAAGCACAAGTACGAGAACACAGCTCTTTCATAAGGCCCAATATCCTTGTGCAATAAAAGCGTGTCTCGCAGTAGCTTGTCTCCTTGCAGATAGTTGTACAGCCCCATGTCAGTCCTTCTTTTCTCCCGAGAACGGTAGCCCAAAATACGCTCTTGCTTGCCTCTCGGCTTCTTCATTTTCTGATTGGTTCCCCAATAATAGAAGCCAAAGTTTGTTTTTCCCCGCGAAAGAGTTTGGTGCCTTCAACTCCTTCAAGAGTCCATAGGATCGCAAACTATTACAGGCCGAAGTAATCTTGTTCTTTGCCGCTTTGACTCGTACCTCAAGCTGCTTAATAGCTTCGGGGCTGACGTTCCCATCAAGCCCTACAGATACATCAATATTTGGACCTAATCCTAATCCTTCAATGATCTGGTTCTGTCCACCCCAATAGCACCAGTAGGGGCGTCCCTCTTTCTTCACTGCTTGGGCGTCCTCTTTGTTAATGCAGTGCAGTGCCATGAACATCAGGATATTTAGTGCGGAGTCATCAAGTGATGGCTTGCCGTCCTTGCGAATCTTGTTGAGCTTGCCTCGTGCCGCGAGGGCATATACGCGGTCTGCGTTTTTGTAGCCCACTATTTCCATAGCCTTCCCTCCACGCCACGGGATATACTTGTGTGCGTGGAAAATCGTAGCCCGGTTTTCCGTTCAAGCCCCGTGGTGCCGCTAACATCACAGGGCTTTCTTATTCCCAAAAATACTATATCATGATGTCCGTAAAAACAATGATAGTTATTCACGATTTTTTGGGATTATATAGAGTCATGGCTTTCTGGGACCATACAAGGAATACATAAACTTCAACAGAGATTCGTACAAAAACCGATTTTGATTTTTTCGAGCGAATCACCGCCGATTCGCCACGCCGATACCCGTTTTCCAACTCAATCCGCAAGTTTGTTGGAGAATGTTGGAGAATGACATTCCTAGATACCGGAAATCTTACCCAAGATACAACGAGACCCCTTGCAAACATTGGCGTTCGCAAGGGGTCTCAATGCCTAATCAGCGGGCGTTTCAGCACACCTTCCACATCCAGTAACGTATAATGAAATCAAGGGCTCTCTCGTGAGAAATGGCGGAATTTCAACGATTTGATACGATTGGTATACGATTGGAATACCATTCGCCACGGATTGTTTGTTGGAGAATGTTGGAGAATGGAGGATGCTGAATGCCTAGGATAAGGAAAACCGGAGCGGTCTACCCCATCCGCCACGAGCAGCGGAAGACACTCAAGGACGGCACGGTAAAGACATACGTGAACTGGCAGGCCAAGGTGGACGGCCGATGGGTGTCCGCCAAGACCTACAAGGAATGCGACAGGAAGATAGCCGAAGCCCTCAAGGAGAAAACCGAATGGGGCATGGGCGTGGACCGCGCCACCCGTCTCGGGGAATACGCGGCGCAATGGTTCGAGATGAAGAAACGCGACCTCAAACCCGCGTCCACCGGCAACTACGCGAGCCTCATAAGCGTGCATCTGAGCAGGTACGCGAACGAGAAGCTGGGCGAAGTGACCGCCTCGGCGGTGCAGCGCATGATAGCCAACATGCGCAACCTCGACGGCACCCCATGCTCATACGACCGGCAGTTGGGTTTCTACAACATCCTTAACCAGATATTCAAGGCGGCGGTGGCCGACCGGCTGATACCCACCAGTCCGGTCACCAGCGCGGCAAGGCCGAAACGCAGGGACATGGGATTGGCCGGGGACCGGCGCACCATCAACGGGCCCGTGGCCGTGTCGGCGGACAGGCGCAGCGGCACGCAGGACCGCAAGGCGTTCACCGTGGAGCAGATGCAGGACATGCTCGAAGCGTCCTCCGACGACCTGTTTCTGGGGGCACGCCAATGGTGGCGTCTGCTCACCGGCATGAGGCAGGGGGAGATACTGGGAGCCACGTTGGACGATCTCGACCTGTGGCGGGACAAGACGTTGGAAACCCCGGACAGCGGCGAGATATGGATAGGCACCTACACGGTGAACTGGAAACTGGAAAGCCTCGACAAGGAGCATGGGTGTGGGGAGCCCGGCAGGGACGGAAGATACCCGTGCGGCTTCAAACGGCCTTCGAGCTGCCCCCGATACCGGTGGAAGGTGCCGGACGGGTACGACATGATACACCTGTGCAAAGGGTATGCCCTGACGCCGCCGAAGTCCGCGAGAGGCAAGGTCGTGCCCATCATCCCCCAGTTGGGCACCGTCGTGCACCGGTATCTGGAGGCCACGGAGAACATCATCCCGAACCCGTACAACCTGATATTCAGGACGCGCGAAGGCCTACCGCTGAGCGCATTGGACGATAGGGCCACGTTCCGCGACCTCATGCGCAGGGCCGGCATACCCGACTATGAGAACCGGTACGGGCATGAATGCCGTAATTCCGTGGTCAGCCTCCTGTTCCACATGAAGGTCGATCCCGGCATCATCCAACGAATCGTCGGCCATTCGTCCGTGGAAATGAGCGAGCATTACCGCACCGTGCCCGTGGAGGATTTGATGCGAGGCATGGAGACGATAGGCGACAGGCTCGACCTGAAGCAGATCGAATGGAAGGCCTGACCATATCGGTGAGCCCAACAAAATGGTCCCGTCCTCCAATACAGGAGAACGGGACCATTCATGTTCCTAGCGGCTTGTTCATTGGGCAAGTTGCATGATTCTAGCGGATACACTCGGAATCGTTATGTTGCCGCCCATCGTGGACTCATAGGTTATCGTCCCATCAGTGGTGCCCCACAAATCAACTATGTCATCCTCCAGAAGTCGATTATCGTTGCCGGTGCGCATGTATGAGACGAATATGACCTTGTTGGAATCCCAGATTCCATAATCGCCCTGCTCCACGCTGACTCGATATTGAGTGTCAATATCACCTTCAATGACCTGTACGATTTTCCCATGGAAATGGACGCGCTTGCCCTTGTTCGCATCAGGGTTTCGAGCCAGATCATCGAAAGGTATATCCTGCGCGGACGCCTTGAACTGGTCATCTGATTCATCGGCCGTGACGGAGAAGGTCGCCTCGAACCCCTTGAACTCCACGGTGAACTCCTGCGTCTGACCCGCTTGAAGCTTACCGGGGTTCTTGACGGTGAAGCCCGATATTCCGTCCCTTGTGGAGCCATCGTCATACGTGGCCGTCACGTCTATGCCTTCGGTCGAATTATTTATCTCGGTGCCATCGGCCGTCGAACCCGAATACTCGGCTGTGATTCCAGTCAACGATTTAGGTTTCGGGGTTTCCTTGGTCTTGGAACTCTGGGAGGGGTCGGAGGTCGCAGGCGCGGTTGCGTCGTTCTTGGCTGCTTCGATACCGGACGCGGCCAAGCCGACAATCAATATGAAGACAATGATGCCAGCAATCGCGGCACCTGCGAGGCTGAGGACGAATTGCCATATCTTCATGGTGATTGTTTTTGCGGCGGGCTTCAATCCGTGCGGCTGCCCCGAGGGAAAGTACGGGTCAAGCGGATGTGGGGCCACATATTGCCCGGCCTGCGGTTGTTGCGACTGTGGCGCGTATGCACCGTATGTGGGAGTCGGTTGTGGCGTGGGCTTATCGGCGGACTGCCGCGACGATGGTTGACCGCCCGATTCGACCGGCTGCTGTAATACGGGTGGTTGTTCTGGTTCACTCATTTTTTGTCTCTTCTCTCCATTGGGGTTGGTGAGCTAATTGTATCCACGAACCGTGTTCCCTGATTGCAAGAAACACGGATAAGGTACATAATCATGCGGCCCGTGCGGCAAGATTGTCATGCAGCCATCGCCGGTAGTCCAACAGGACGCCGACGGTGATGCCCAGTTCCTGCGCCATCGCGTAGGGTTCTCCCCTGTACAGGTCTTCCGCGCGCATGTATTCGATGGGATTAATCAGAGAGAACGCGGTCTCCTTGCGGGTGAGGCGTTCTTCTTTCTCCCGGCTCAGTAATCCGAGCCCGTCATCGAAGTGTTTTGCGTGGATAAGCTCATGCTGCAACGTGCATACCCGTTGTTCCATGCTCATGGTGGGGTCGATGTACGCGGTGCGGGTATCGGGATCGTATTCCCCGCACTGCGTCCCGTCGAACTCCTTATCCTCTATGAGGACTCCCATGTGTCGGGCCTCAATGGTGAGGTCAGTCCATGTTTTCACGCCCGGACTCCGCCTGCTTGTTCTCATCCCGATAAGCGGCCTTCTCCACCTGTATCTTCTTGCCTATGACCTTTTCGAGCTGGGACGCCACCGAGGCTGTCTCGGATACCGGCTGGCGCAATGTTTCCTTGGTGAGGCGAGCCAGTTCGATCATCAGCGAACGGCCGGTGGTGCCCGACAATGCGGCAAGAGCATCTACGTCGTTGGTGTCGATGGCCCTTTTGCCGTTGACCCTTTCGCTGACATACGCTTCGGTGAAACCGAGGTATTCAGCAATCTGACGCTGCCTTACCTTGTGCGCCTTCATGTACTTTTTATACTCCGTCGCAAATGCCAAGGCGAACGCAGACATTTCGCGGAAATCATTTGGATTAGCCATACTTAAATCTTAGCATATGCGATACGGCGTGTCTAGTCTTGACAGAAACTTGGCATATGCTAAGTTAATAGACATGAGCAGCACGCAGAAACTAACAACAGCCGGTATTCGATACCGTCTCTTCATCGCACAGAAAAGCCTTCGATGGCTTGCAGCGAAACTCGGATGGGATGTAAGCAAACTATCCCGCCGACTCGCCGGCCAGCCGGCCTTCAAAGTCGATGAATTGGACATGATCTGCGAAGCGCTCGGAGTCAGTTTCGAGGAACTGCTCACCATCCCAGTGGACATGCATGAGAAGTTCTTCGGCACTGGGACGCCTGACTTGGAGGTAACAGCATGAGTACAGAAAACATGGAAGCCCCTGAGATTTACAGCGGAAAGGTAGGAGTGGAGATCGTACCGGATATGCGCAAGCTCAGGAGCTTCGCCAAGGACTTCATCGCCCTCGTGGACAGTTACTGGCCGGAGGAAACAGGTAGCCCCTTGGCCACGCAATCCGGGCAGACCGGCAACTGTGATTCGCCCACACCGGACATGTCCTCGATTTCGGCACCACAGTAGTAGCAGTGATTGCCGTTCTGCTCCTTCACAGCACGAATAGCCATCCGCTTCAACTGTTCGTCCAAGTCCTTATTGAACTTGACAGTGACCTTAGCCATATTCACCTCCTCTCCGAATCGAGAAAACAATGCTCAATCAAAATCGTAACCTTTCCCAGAAGCTCGTTGTCGAGGAGCGTCGCACCCGTGAATACTTCACCGGCAGCGTCACCGACGAAGGTCTAATCAACGCGGAAATCGACACCGATTACGGTGCCCGCCCCCTCACTCCAAGTCAGGCGCGTTTCGCCGCCAAGGCCCTTGAAGACCTGGCCGACTGCGCCGACGAGAAGAACGAGGAATAACAAGTCTTGCCGCAGTGGGTCGTTTTTTATCCACCTATCGACTACAGGCAAATAAATACCATACTGCGATCTACTGCGGCAACCATCGGCCGGAACCCTTCGGGGTGTCTGGACACGCACCGCCACCACCGGGAAAAACCAGAGGACTCGTCATCTCCATCTCTCACAGTTGGTCAACATTGCAGCACAGTGGCGGCAAGGGCGTTCTCGGTCCGAATCCGAGTCCGGCCACGAGGAAAGGACTGTCATGAACAGGAAAACGTATGGGGCGCACTGCTCCGGCTGGCAGCATTCCATGGACGAACGCCGACGCCGGCATGAGAACACGAAGACAATCACTTGTCTGACGTTGGCGGCGACAGGGTTCCTGATTCTCTCACTGCAACCCTATGCGGGCCCGTGGAGTATTCTCGCAGGCTTCATGTGCTGTTCCCCTGTCGCCCTGTGCTTCGCATTGGACGACGAATAACTGAAGATTTCCGGGCGGGTTTTTGATTGATTTACCGCCCGGTGGTAGCCGGTCGCAAGGTGGCCGTACCTGACGAAGCATTCCATTGCGGACTTCCGAAGGTGGACGCGAGTTCGATTCTCGCACCGGCACTCACATAACTTAAACCCGCGAACCGTAACGCCGGAAACCAATAATCAGAAGGCTTCGGACGTGTTAGCGGCCGGCTACGCGGACACAAAAAACAGAATCAATTTCTTTGAAAGGGGTTAATGATGAACGGTTTGGCGACGATGGTGGACGAATGCCGTGAACAGGGTGTGATAGACCCTGTTGACGTGGCGAACCGGATAGCCGAACGATTGGCTGCTTTCAGCAAGACGGAGCTGGTGGCGTTTATCTCCCCATTGCTTGCGGAGAGCGTGCGCAACGTGTATTCGCGTGAACGTTTGGACTTGCCGAAGAAGGTTCATGCAGCGAAGATGTCCGGCAAGGTTCAAATCATTCGTGACGCTTATGGCAAGGTTATTGGTTTGCCGTCCGGCGAGTGGAAGGCCATCGGGGATTGCAACCGTTTGGAATTGTTGGATTATTCCGCGATGTTGCATGGCATGGCTCGGCAGACCGAGGCGAAAGCCCAATGGTATGAGCGGCTGGCCGAACGACTACCCAATGATGTGGTCACGGTTCGTGAGGCCGAACTTGACTTGGACAAAGCCGCATAACACAGACTTGGCAAGACCAAAGTCAGGACGCTAATACCCAGGTTCAACTCGTCTTGCCACCTATTCTTGCGCGAACCACAGGAACCTCGAAAACCAGAGTCTAGACGTTCGCGCACCAATTCTTGAAGCGGCCATACACGTTGCTCAATACCTAAATGAATTCCGCCGCTTCACTTTTCTTGAAGGAAATCAAATGACTACTACAACACTTGACCGAGGCCACGGGAACAACGACTCCCAAAGATTTCTCGCTTCGGTCACCAATTTTGGCGGAGACCATACCACCGGCGATGCCCATCCCCAGTTCGTCTCCGCCTCTGATTCTTCCCCGTCCAACTACCGCTCGACACCCAGTGCAAGTACGACGGGGAATATGGCGCGAGAGGCCAGTGATCCATCGGAAACCGAAATACCAGCGCCTCTTACGCCATACCTGTTCACCCCTGAACTAGGATTGTTGGCTCAACAGTTGGATGATTTCGAGAACCTGCGCAAGGCTCAGGCGAACCGGCTGCGTATCTTCACAAGGGATGAAACCGATTCTGATGGTGAAATGCGTGGCTTCGCATTGGAAGAGGATAATCCCGCCGTCATCGCCGTGCAGATCAATCTCGACCAGTTGGAAATTCTGGAACATAAGACGGTTCTCGCATTGCAGAAAGCCATGCGCAGCAACCCGTTGAACGAGTGGCGCAAAACCCAGTTGGGGGTGGGCGAGAAAACCTTGGCCCGCTTGCTGAACGCCATAGGCGACCCGTATGTCCGCACGGACAATCACCAGCCCCGCACTGTATCCCAGCTTTGGGCATATTGCGGGCTACACACATTACCCTCCACCAGTAGGCTGTCGATTACCCAAGATGATAGCGTGGAGGGAACCACTCTTGCCGGGAGCCAAAAATCGAACGAAACCCAAGACTCGATCGCTCCCGGCACCAATGTCGCAGCCAAGCGCATGAAAGGCCGTCAAGCGAACTGGTCAACCATTGCAAAGACCAGGGCGTATCTGATTGCCGAGGCGTGCGTGAAGGCCGGCGTCCGCAAGGATGCGGACGGCAACCGGTATGCGAAGGACGGCAGCGAGTACGCGCAACTGTACATCGACCGTCGTAACCACACCGCTGAAACCCATCCCGAGTGGACGGCATTGCATTCCCAGAACGATGCTTTGCGCATCGTCAGTAAACGTATCCTCCGCAACCTGTGGAGGGCGGCGCGGGATATTCACATGAACGACAAGGAGGCTTCCATTGGCATCTGATATTGGCGTCGCAAAAGCGTTGCGCTATGTAGGCGACTCCATTCGTTATTTCGCGGACAAGTATGTGGCCGTGAACGATCGTGTGTACTCGGATTGGAACGAGGCGTCGAAGGTCGTGGGAGACGTTGGCCGTGACCATGTGGCCGATTATGCGGAGGCCTCTCACAAGCAGGGTAAGTCGCGTACTTGGCGTCACAGTCACCTGATGGAACGAGAGGAACAATTGTCCATGCAGTCGAGGGGTTCTCATGTTGACCCCGAATGATGTCCGGCATAGAAAGTTCCGCACGTATCGTTCCCTGCTTTACGGAGAGGTCTACGACGTGGAGGACGTTGACGATTTTCTCGACTCGGTGGCCGACACCATCAAGGTTTTAGGCAAGGAAGCACTCAAAGCAAGAAAGGAGGGGCAATGACCGTCGAGCAGATGACCGATGACGATTACTTCGCGTTGGACGCGGTGGACCAGACTTCGTTGAAGAAAATGCTGGTAAGCCCGTTGGCGTATTCGGATTACCTGACCGGTGAGCATAAGTATTCTTCGGCGTTGGAGTTCGGCAAGGCGGCTCACAGCATGGTTTTGGGTAGTGGCCCGCAGGTTGTGGCTAAACCGAATCTGCGTACCAAGGAGGGCAAGGCTCTTCGTGACAGGCTGGTCGAACAGTATGGTGCGGATGACATCGTGTGGCTGTCCGCCGATGATGTGGAGAAGGTTCAGGCCATGCGGGACATGGTTGGAGACTTTTTCACGAAGCTGGATGGTCAGCCGGAGGTGGCGATGATCGCCGCCGACCCTGATACCGGGTTGTTGATTAAGGGCAAGGAGGACTGGTTGCCGTCCACTCCCGACCCGGATGGTGTGCTGCGTATCCGTGATTACAAGACCACGGTGAAGTCGCCGGACGAGTTCGAGCGTTCCTGCTGGCAGTACGGGTATCACATTCAGGCCGCGTTCTACATGCGTCTCTACCGGTTGACGATGCCCGAATATAAGGGGCCGTTGGGTTTCGAGTTCGTCGTGCAGGAGAAGAATCCGCCGTTCGATTGGAGGGTGTGGCGGTTTGACGAGCATTCGCCCATCATCACCGAACTGGCGGAACCGAAAATCTGTAAGGCGTTGAAGCAGATCAAGTCGTTCCGTGACCTGTATCCCGACCCGTTGGAGGCGATGCGTGGCTACGGGCTGTCGAAGGTGCCACAGGAGATCGCGTTCCCCGATTGGAGATTGGTTCAGGAAGAGGAGGAAATCGAATCATGGCGGTAATCAAGAAGGACGCTAAGGGCGGGCGTGGCACGTATGCGACCCTGGCTCAGGTCGTGAACTATGTGGACGAGCAAGGCTACGAGCTGCAATGGCCGACCCAGTTGATTGACGGACGCCTGTATGTGGATACGGCCGTCAAGAAGAAGGGCACGGACAAGTGGATTGCCAGTAATTGCCTTATCCCCGTAGAGGTGGGAGATTCGCGTGGTATGAGCGTCATGCAGGCCCTCGGTTCCGCGTTGACGTATGCGCGACGCTACAGCACTTGCGGCGCGTTCGGACTGGCGACCACGGATGATGACGGTGAGACCAGCGGCTACAAGAAGCGTTCCACCAAGGGCATGACCGACGAGCAGCAGCAGACGATTGACCGGATTCTCCAAACCATGCGTATTCCCGATGGTCAGGAGAACGGTTTCATCAGCAGCGTGCTGCAACGCAACGTGGTCTACGGGAAACTGTCTGAATCGGACGCGGCCACATTCATCGAATCGTACAACCGCAACAAGGAGAAGGAGCCTGCCCTCCAGTGAGCTTCACACCGAAACCTGGCTGCAAGTGCACCAGATGCCTGTGGGCTCACGGGGACAAGATCACGCTCCCCCAATGCCCCACATGCGGTGCCGTTGATTGCGCCGGAGCCCAATCACACATGCTGGTCTGCAACAGGCGGGCCATGGAGAAACACAAGACGAACAATTACAGGAGGAATGCGTAATGGCCGGAGAACCAAGCATCGAGTTTACCGGATATGCGGGAGAGATCAAGGATTTTCAGGATTCCAGTATTCTCAACGTCAGCGTCCATCCGGGTTACACGGATAAGAACACGAACCAGTGGGTTGACAAGGAGCCTCAGTTCTATGGTGTGCGTCCCTTGTCGAATCAGGCGAAGGATGCTTTGAATCAGGTTCGCCAGTTGAAGTCCCAGCCGAACATGAGCGTGAAGGTTCTTGTGAACGGCAGCTTGTCCAAAAGAGTGTCGGAAAAGGATGGGAAACGGTATGAGAATTGGGATGTCGCGGCCCGCACCATTGCGGTGTTGAGCGCGAAACCCAAGGCCCAGCAGTCTGGTTTCCAACAGTCGCAGCAGCAGTATCAGCAAGGATTCCAGCAGCCGCAACAGGGATTCCAGCAACCGCAACAGCAATATCAGCAGCCTACGGACCCGTGGAGCCAACCCCAGGACGAATACGGAAATGGGCAGATCTAACCCGTCCCAACACGTCAAGGATTTGGTGGACGCACGCGACCAATACCGGTGCGTCCGCTGCGGCAAACCATTCCATTGGAGCGGTTTCAGCCGGCATCATCGCAGACTCCGGTCACACAAGTGGCCGGGACTGCATGAGGCGTCGAACCTCATCTTGGCGTGTGGGAGTGGCGATACGGGATGTCATGGGTGGATTCACGCCCATCCGCGTGAGGCCATGAGCTTGGGGTACATCGTGAGCGGTTTCAACGATCACCCCGAACTGGTGCCGATTCTCACCGCCCAACATGGTTGGGTGCTTCTGGACGATAAGGGAGGTTGGACGCGATGCGAACCGCCGAAGCAGTAAGCCTGTTGTTCATCCTGTTCTGCCGTGACCCGCAGTTTCGGCGGGCGTTGTACAAGCTCGACCCTGTGTTGTTCCACAGGTTCACTAATGGGGAGGTGTGGCTGTGAACGTCGATGACATGACCGATGAGGAGTTCATCGACTATTGCCGGAACGGCGGCGAACTGTCCGGCCTGATAACTGAACGTCATCCGAAATGCGATTGGTGCGGTGGCATGTGCCGGGTCGGCAAGGATGGCATGTGCCGGAACTGTCGTGTCAGGGAACGGCGTCGAACCGACCCCGAGTATGCGCAGCATCTGCGTGATCTGGCGAATCGGCGGAACGCTCGTAATCGTGAGAAACGTAATGAGTATGCACGCCGGTACCGGTCGGAGCATTTGGCTCAGGCTCGGGCTTCGGCTCGTAAGTATGCCGCCGCCCATCAGCGTGAGATGGCTGAATACCATCGCCGTTGGAGGTCGGAGCATCCCGAGAAATACGCCCAGTATGAGGCGAAGCGGAAACGTAAACGACAACTAGCCAAGGAGGCTGTCAATGAGTGAGAAACCATTCTGGGCAGGTAAGACCCTTATGGAGATTCAGAATCTTGATAAGCGAGTCAAGGTGACAATGAAGAACGGAGACGTATTCATAGGGAAGCTCATACGGCGTTCCAGAGACACGGACGGTATATGTCACCTTTCGATGCAGCTCGACGCGCATCGAACATATTTACACGTGTTCTCGGCTGAATCATCTGATACGCCGCCCGTCATTCCCAGTTACGTCGATACCATCGAATTGGTGGATGACCCCGAGTATGAGCGCATCGACAATATCGAAAATGTGCAGGTGGGCGATATTGCCTGCACGACGGAGGGAAACCATTTCCGCGTCATCGATCTCAAGCCTGACCCTCTAGGCGACATGCTCCTGCGTATCCGCATCAGCGAGATAGACGGTGAGTACTGCATCGACTCCGATGATTTCGCCTACGCTTTGCGTCGGAAGCCGAAGCTGCCTGACCATGACGGGTTGTGGTGGGATAAGGACAATGCCTTGTGGAGCGTCGCCATCTCCGGCATGGACGATTCGAAGTTGGTCGCTTTGCTTATCGGTGACCCGGAATCCCCCGTCACCGGGTCTGTTTGGTCGGGCCTCAACAGCAAGCACGTGACCTCTCAAGCTCCGTTCCGTCCGGCCAAGGCGGTGGAAGCATGAGCCTTTCGGTCCGTGACGTAAAGCGCCTACTCGCAGCCGGCATTAAGGCCGAGTACGAGCGGACGCATGACCCTCGACTGGAGGATGCGGACGCGGTGTGCGCCGCGTCCCTGACTGAGATATGTCGGCAAGCCGCCGCCCCGGCATGGAATGCCGGAGTGAAACACGTGTTGGACTATCCGGAAATCGCCGTGATGTACGACCCGGCTGACGCATCGACAAACCCTTGGAGGAAAGCCGGTGAGATGCCCGACGATTCACATGTCGAAAGCTGCTTCGTGGTTGAAAAGCCGGATGACCGCAGCCACTGCTCACCCGAATATGACACGTATGAGGAAGCCTGCAACTCCCTCCGGTATTTGGAGCCGGGCGAGTATGAGATTCACAAACGGTATCGCGTCACAAAGGCGGTGGAAGTATGAGCAATCGTATCGTCCAAATGCCTCCGGTCGAATCTTTCGGCCGTCTCACGCCCGACAAGTGGCTGTTGTTGAAGACCCTTGAGGAGGCGGCGGAGATGGTGGAGACCGGGAAACAATACCTGAAAGCCAGCGACCCGACAGACCCGAGCGGCATTGGCCGGGAGTTCGATGACCATGCGAATTGCCTCGCCTGCTTCGGGGTGAACGTGGGCAGCGAGCTTGGCGATGACCGGGACAGGGCGAAGGTCGGATGGATAGGTTACGTGCGCGACCAGCGCCGCCAGGCCATGCTCGGTGAACTGGCTGACGTGTTGCAGACGGTCGGCAACCTGATCGCCGCGTTCGGTATCACCGACGAAGAAGTGGCACAGGCGATGGACGACTGTCTGGAACGCAATCGGGAAAGAGGTCGGCTGTGAGCATCATCAGTAGTGAGGCGGAGCGCCTCTACCCGCCCGAAGCGGTTGATTGTCACGGCGCAATAACGATACCGGTTTACACGTCCGATGACTTGGCGGAAGCGTACATGGATGGCGCTGAACGCCAGCCCACGAACGAGGAAATCGAAGCCGGGGCGAAAGCGTTCTACGAGGCGTTGAAGCCCGACTCTTACCCTCAATGGGATTCTGACTGCGCGTTGAGGGCCGAATACTACGACGCCATGCGACTCGCAGTCAAGGCAATGCAAGGAAAGGCAACGGAAGAATGAATCTTTTAGGTGAAACCAAGAATGCGATATCACAAAGCGGGCATTCGACCGATGACGTTCGATTCGTCGGCTCCCGCGACGGGAAGCTGGGAATTCCGTGGAGTCAGGCCGAAAAGGTGCTCGACATCGATTACGACGACGGATACGGCTGTCAGGAGATAGCCGCCGATCTGGTCGTGGTGTTCACGGATGGCGGGTTCCTGCGCCGCGAGGAATACGACGGCAGCGAATGGTGGGAGTACGAGCCACCGTTCAGAGTCCCGGAGATGCAGAAGCCGTTCAAACTCGTGAAGATGCTCAGCTATTCCACACGGTTGCTTGTGGACATCAATTATCCGATGGAGGCAACGGAGGAATGAGCGACATGAGGAGCTTCATCAAGGTTGAGCACAGTCGTTTTACTTTGATTTTGCGCAAGGGGATGCTCCCGTTCCACTGGATTGCGGAATCCCACGTCTACCCGGACAAAGGTTATGTCACGGCGGTGCGGGAGCGCACCAACTACGGCGCTGTATGGGCATTGAGCAGCATGGGCGCTCTCGATCAGGTCATGCTCTCGATCTGGGAGGACATCAAATGGTTTGACGAAAGGATGGACTGATGCGTGTGCATCGTCCGAGACTACAAAACCAAACCGAAGGAGACAACCAATGAGTGATTACAAGCAGCGGATGATCCGCGAACATCGAGAATTGCAGGAGCGTATCAGCAAGCTGGCGCACATGCTTGAGGGCTACGCGGAGGGCACGTTGGACTTCACGCCCGCGTGCTCCTTCCAGCTTCTTGAAAGCCAATTGTACGCGATGGGGACATACGCGAACATCTTACAGGAGCGTGCGCGTATCGAACAGGTGGATTTGAACGCGCCTCTTGAGGGAGGTGAGTCTGGTGAGGTTCCACAGGATTAGCCCGTGTCCTCGTTGCGGGGGCAAGGTCAAGGCGAAATGGGAGCGGGACGGCGTGCAGGGGTTGCCTGAATACACGTTCTTTATCGTGATGTTCCGCTGCACTGTCTGCGGGCTCGGCTTCGAGGGAGGTTGTTCACGGAAGCCCGCCCCGTATCAGTTGCAATACAATATCGCCGCTTGGAACCGCATATGCAACGGTGATAAATGCTTCACGTTGACCTACATGAGTCAGGAAGACGGACGATGAAGTTGGAGACCAAGGAAGAATATCTGGTCGATTCGGCTATCGAGATGCTGTATCCGACCGTCACTTTCAATTCCTATGAGGCCGCTGTGAAGCATATCCACGAGACGCCGGGCACGTGGCGAATCACAAAAATCTATCGCACCCTACCAGTCGGCGAGGAAGTCACGGAGGCAGACGATGAATGCTGATGTGGAGCGGATTCGCGAGAGTCTGGGAGGCAGACGATGAGAGACAAGGCGATGCCGTTGGGCAAGAAGTTCAAGGTCCGGTTGACTATCACGCCGGAGGAAACCGGAACGCCCGTGGACATGCTGGGATTCACGTTCACCAGCGGCAAGAACGGGCATACGACACTGAACGCACAGTACAGCAACATTCCCAAACTGGTTGACGACGGGCTCGACTCACTGTCGATTCTCGTGATCCTCAAAACACTGGAGATGTGGGCCCAGAAGGGATATGAGCTGTTCCAGCCCATCGCTCAACGATTTCACGGAGACGGACGATGAAGGCGACGAGGGGGACGGACGTGGAGATCGAACGACGGTGCGGCATGGTCACCGGTGCCTCCTGCGGGCATGTGGGCCTGAGCTGGATTCCCGGAAACGGCCGACACGGCACCCGCTCATGGGTGCTGGCCACCCATGACGGCGGCAGCATCCGCCGCATCCGGTTGAGCCGGAACGAGCTCGGCGAACTGGCGGCCATCCTCCAATCGATCACGAACGAGGAAGGAATGCGGCAATGAGCGTGCTATACCACGGTGGAGTTCCAGACCTGAAACCCGGCGACACCATCGAACCGGGGCACAGTCGAGACAATTACGACGATTGCCCCATCTGCCGCGCCAGACGCGAAAAAGGCGCGTCGGCCATCGAAGGCACCGGCCACGCGGAACAGGTGTACTGCACCAGATACCGTGACTACGCCGCATTCTACGCGTCAATGTACGGCAAAGGCGACGTGTATCAGGTGCGTCCGATAGGCGACCTCATCGAATCCGATGAGGATTTCGACGGCTGCTACCGGTGCGACCGGCTGGTGGTTGTCAGGGCCGTCGAAAGACACGTCACCCTCACTGCGAAACGTCGCCGGAAGGGCATCCGGCTCATGCAGCGTTTGGAGGATGGCATATGCCTGAACCCGCTGCCGCGAAACGCCACACCGGGAATGATCGAACGTTGGGCTGCACGAGAATACGCCGACATGCAGTACATCATGCGCGAAGCCGAAAGGAGCATCAAATGAGCATGAGAACGAGAACAACCTACTTGGCGATATGCGACTATCCGGGCTGTTGCCTGGGGCACGAATTCTGGGAATCAACCGAGGAACACGCAATCGAAAACGTTATCGACGATTACGAATGGCTGTGCCTGTTCACCGGTGATAATGAGCCGAGATTCTTCTGTCCCTTGCACTTGCGATACAGGCCAGACCCGCCGTATGACTCGCCGACAGTCTTTTTCGATTCAGACAGTCCAGCAACACAACCAACCTTGCACGCCTTGAACAGGTTCTACGAGGATATGAGCACACCGCAGCCACTGCCAAAACTGGAATGCGAGGACACCATACTCGCCATTCTGCAAAACGAAAACTAGGAGGAAAACCATGACTACGAACGTGATTGATGCAATCCGCGAGAAAGAAGCCGATGCGCACACAGAGCGGGAAGAGGCGTTTGCGGAGAGGAATCGGATAAACCAAGCGTTTTTTGACGGGAAGCTTATCGCATACGCGGAAGTACTCAGGCTGCTCGGGGAAGACTTGGAGGAAAACGATGGCTACGCGACTTGCGCGACTATTGCGCGAGGCATCCCGACTACAAAATCATCGTGTTCTGAGGAGGATTCCGTGCCGGATGAACGCATCGAGAAAGCCGCGATTGCGGTTTTCGCCGCGCAGACCAACTGGGCGGAACCCAATTCCACCCAGAAAACGGTGAAGGCCCTGTGGGATGGGCAGATGGACGCAGTGCGCGACTCGTTCCGCCGACTCGCCAAAGCCGCCTTGGACTCGCTTGAGGACCGGCCAGCCGACCTCGACTGGGAGAACGCCGAACCGAAGGAACTGGACAACCGTTTGGTCGAGGCCGTCACCGAGGGCGGAACCATCGTGCGGGGACGGACGGTCGCCGTCCAAGGGTCGCTCGATCAGCTCATCATCGAAGGCGTCCTGCAACCGTTGCTCATTCGGTTTCCGGGCGAACATTGGCGGCTCGCAAACGGTTGGAAGACCCTGAACTTCTACAAGAGGGAGGCTGATAGTGGACTACATCGACCGTAGGCTCAGACGGTTGCACGCCGACCATCTGTTCTGGGAGCGTGAATATCGGCGGGCGTTGAGCCGCACGTGGATACTGCGCGACCGGCTCGCCCACATTCCACCCACCATGTTGGACGGTATCGAAGGCGTCGCGTCGGCCGCGTCCACCTTGTCGGCCGTGGCCGACCGTGCCGCACGGTTGCGCCGTCGCGCCGCCGACGCCCGGAACCGGTTGGCTGTGTTCGACCCCGAACGGCAACGTCAGGCGAACTTGGACGTGGACGGACGCTGCCGGTATCTCGAACCGGACGGCGCGCGATGCGGCAGTCCGACCAGGGAGGGTTCCCGATGGTGCGCAAGGCACGTTAACCTGTGGTGCGACTACGATCCGGACGGCGGGCACGCCGTCGGACTGTGGCGTGAGATTTGGTTGGACACGTTGGACGGCGCGTTCGCACGTCTCACCATGTGCCATCAAGTAAGCGCACCCATGCTGCGCGCGACCGTAGCCCGGTCGAAAGCGGCCTTGCAGGCCGAACCCTACGAGACGGACGACCTGTGTACGCCCGCCGATATCGTCCGGTGGACGACCATCCCCGACGAATACGACATCGAACCGAAGAAGAACCCTTGTCGTTCTCCCCTTGGCTGAAGACAGGGGGCCTCAGGACGTGCGCGGCCGATCGGTACGAGGCCGAAACATGGCTGGACAAGCAGATAGGAGAAGACGAATGAGCGACCATGGGAAACCGGATAAGCCCGGACTGTGGCGGGATGCGAACGAGAAAACGGTCGTGGCCTGCATGGAATCCGGCGATATGCGAATGCGCACGGTACGCGGCGCAACACGACAGAATCAGCGGCTACCCATTGCAAGGCGTATGGGGTGGCGTGAACAGGAGCAGAAGAAGGAATCGAAATGAGTGACAAGGATATGGTCACGGTTTACGAACGACGTGACGGCAGCAAACCCGGATTATGGTCCGTGTACTGGTATTTGGGGTGGGACGTGTTTTTCTCGTTCTCCCTCGCGGTGGGCATCACGTCAAAGAATACGATGATGGCCATTGTTCAAGCGTTTTGTCTGCTGGTTTTTCTTGGACTCACCGTCTGGCAGTTGAACCATCTGACTTGGAGCATCACCGATTATCGGGTGCGTATCAGCTCTAATTTGGAGAAGGGGGCTCATGTTGAGCAAAGCGAAGAGTAAAGCATGGCAACTGCTCATTGAAGACTCGAACCGTCCGGCAGAGGAGATTCGCTTGGCTACCGGACTTCGGGTCGATGTGATCGAGCAGATGCGCGGGGACGTGCAAAAACGACTACGAGACAACCCGGAGTTCTGATTATGAGACCGAGTTATCTGCCCGTCCAGTATGAGCATTGCCCGTACTGCGGAGGAATCTTGAACGTATTCGGGGACTGCGTGGACTGCCAGTTTCACGATGACCCGACTGAATGGTGGATGGACGAATGAGCCGACAGAAAGCCAAAGGCACACTGCTTGAATCCAAGGTGGTCAACTATTTGCGCGCCCGGTTGGGTGACAGCGAGCAGACGATACACCGTGAAGTGTTGCATGGGACGAAAGACCAGGGCGATATCACCGGTCTGCGTATCCACGGCCAGCCGGTCGTATTGGAGTGTAAAAACTACAGCACCTATACGGGGAGACTCAAGGAGTGGATGCAGGAGGGTCGCACCGAGGCGGGTAACGCTGACGCACCTTACTGGTTCGTCGTGTTCAAGCAGAAGGGTCTCGGCTTGGACTCGCTGTCAAGCATGGACAACCAGCCCGTGCTCACCGACTTAAAGACCCTCGCATTGATAGCAGGACATGGAATCATCGAAGGAGACGAAGAATGAGCTACGACCTGTATGTGGTACGCCCTGATATTCCCGAGGACTTCTGGGATTACGTGTGAGACCGTGACCATGAGGAACGCTCCTACGACCAGTATGGCCGCTATTTCAACTACACGTATAATCTCGGCCCGTTCTTCGCCGCCTATCATGTTAGACCGTCAACAGACTTGGACGGCAAGACCGGTGGGGAATGCGCCGAACTTATACGGCAAGCCCTCATGAGCATCTACCTTCAGCCGTTGCATGAGCTGCGTTCCGAATACAATCCGCGTGACGAGAACGGCGAGTTGGTTGATTGGGGCAGTGTGGACGGGGCAATCAAATGGTTGGAACGTGTTCATGACTACTGCCGTGAACACCCGGATTACGTGGTCAGGGAACGCTCCTGATGGGAAACAGTCACAACACGACATCCACCGAATGCATCGACTGCGGGCGTATCCGGCCACGTAACCAGATGTGCAGCGGGCCCCGTTGCCGCAACTGCCATATCAAGGCCGCCCCATACGGTTGGCGAAGCATAGAGCCGGAAGCGCGAAATAGGCAAAGGAGCATAAAACCAAACGCACTCCCCCATTGCCCATCCAAGAGGGCGGCATGGTTTTCGCCGGCCACCCCATCGACATCGATGACCCGTATCTGCGCGAATTCATCGAAAAGGCAAGGAGAACATGATGGAAGATAGGAAACTCGTTGATTTCGCCCATTGGCTGAACGATCATCCGGGCGAATGGAATCTTTGGCCGTATCTCATTCCGATACAGGCCGACCGCAGGGATACGGCCGCATCGATGAGGCTTGTCATGGACCGCATCAAAAATCATCGGTATGACGAGTTCCGCGTGGACACCGCCCTGCTCGAATACGAACTGTTCAACGGTTTCATGGGCTTCGACAACGGTGGCGTGCATGAGAATGGTCTCGCGTTGAAGATGAGGCTCAAAGCATGACCGCGCGTGGAGATGACCGCAAACTCATGCATTGGATAGCCTCGCACGGCTACACGGTGGTACGCGCCGGCAGCGGCCACTGGAAGATATTCGATGACGGCGTGCTGCTCACGGCGACGAGCGGCACGCCCTCGGACTGGCGAAGCCGCCACAACTTCATACAGGATCTAAGGAGACAATCATGTTCAATCCATTAACAAGGATACGGCACCGTTGCCCCTTCTGCGGAACTACCCCGTTCATATTCGAATGGGAAGGCCGCTACATGTATTACTGTGCTGTCCACTTGAACGGCCCCTATGCCGACATGAGGGAGGAAGCGTGGGATAAGTGGTGCGGAACGGTTGAGAACATTTGGGAAAGGGACAGGAAATGACCTGGATCATACGAAATTCTGGAAGGCAGTAGCCGAGAACCGCAGTGAGAACGCGGTCGCTGCCCTCGAAACCATGATTGAGGAGACGGAATGAGTCTGGTGAGTTTAGATTTCAGGAAAGTGGTATAACGATGGCCCGCAAAGGATACGTGCAGCTTGTCAACGGCTTCTACATGAATCGCAAGGTGCGAAAACTCAGGCACACATGCCCGAGCGCGATAGGTGCGTTCACGATGATGCTTACCTTCTGCGGAGATAATCTTTCAGACGGTCATATCAGTGAAGATGATGCGCTTTACGTGCTGGATATCACCGATTCAGAACTTGAGGCACTGTGCAATGTCGGCATGATCGAACCGGACGGGAACAACGGGTACTATATTCACGATTATCTTATACACAATCGCAGTCGCGAACAGGTACAAAAGAAGCGTGAAAGCAATGCTGAAAATTACCGTAAAAATAAAAACGAGGTAAAAACCTCCGATTCAGATGACTTTCAGACGGCTGAATCACGTCTGAATCGGGACAAACACCAGAACACCAGAACACCAGAACACCAGAATGAATTATCTAAAGATAATTCAACTCCCCCTACCCCCTCAAAGCCTGACTTCGATGGACTGCTCGACAGTCTTGAGCGTATTTACCCGACGAACAGGTTCGACGGGAAGACCTCTCAGGCTCGAATGCAGTTGGAAATCGAATGGCCCAAGATCGTGAAAGCCGCCGGCGAGGCTGACCCGTGCGAGTTTCTTGAAGCCAAAACCCGAGCGTATGTCGGGGCCACCGAGGAACGGTTCGTGAAGACGTTCAGCCGGTTCATCGGCGGGGAACTGTACGCACGCAACTGGGAGAAACCCAAACCGGAGACCCCAAGGGCCCGGCAAGTCCAGCCGGTCAAGTCCCGCAGCCAGCAGAATCTCGAAGCGAACATGGCGAAAACCTGGCAGTACATGACCGAGGAGGAGCGTGCCCGATACTCGCAGGGAGGTCTCAATGCTCAGCAAGGGTGAGGCGGCGGCGTTGTTGTCGCTGATTAACGCGCATCACGGCAACGCTCAGTGGGATGATGTTCAGCTTGACGCTTTTTATTCGGAACTGCGTTCGGATATCACGGCGGTAGAGGCGCGTGAGGCCGTTCGACGCTTCTACGCGGTCAACAGCACGGGTCGCTGGTGTGGTTCCGGCGACATCAACGGCATCGTCCGCAAGCTGCGCAACGGTGCGAAACCGTCCGAAGCGCAGATAGGCCGGGAGTGCGAACGTCTGGGACTAGTGGAAGATCAGGCGTGGTTGTATCGCCGGCAGCGCATGATGGGCCGTTCCCCGGACGAGTCTCGACAGGTGGCGTTGGCCGCGCGTGACCCGCTGCGCTTGCCGCCCGCGAAACCCAAGCGCCGGCGTGAGGGTGGTGGTTTCAATCCGGGTTTGGGCGTGGCGTTGGACGAGGTTCTGGCGACACGCCGTCCGGCTGAATCATGACCGGTTTGATGGCATAATTGGGAGTTGCTGACACGTCCGAGACCTTCAAAAAAACCGAAGGTCAAGGTCACTATTGTCTTTTTCCACTGAAACTACGAGGCTCTGCCGCTACCACGGTTGCTGGCGGGATATCGTCACCGACGCGCCGTCACCGCTTATCGGACATGGCGTCGAACCGAATCTGAATCTCTTGTGCGACAAGCACGCCAGCCAGTTGACCGGCGACCTGCGATGGTTGGACCGCAGTCTGCCCGACCTGTGCGAGTATCGCATCAACCGCGCTTACGGGCACAAGAACGGTGGCGGCGGTCAATCCGGCACCGCTCCCGCACCGTTGCGCGAAGCCCTGCATGATCTGCTGTACGCGGACGATGACCACGGTTATCCGGGGTTGCAGGGCACGTTGTACGAGTGGATGCGCAGTCTGAAGATCAATCTGCCCGAGTCCACGCCACTGTCGGACATGGTTCACCGTATCGCCGATCATCCGAAACTCATGGAGCATTCCAGCACCCCCGTGTACGCGGAACTGGTTCACAGTCTGACACGCAAGCTGCGTCGTTTTCTCACGGACGATGACGGGGAAACCGTATTGTACGGGCCATGCCCCGCCGACAAGTGCTTGGGTCAGCTCTCCTGCTACGCGGACGCGGAGACGGCGAAATGCCCGAAATGCGGTTTCAGTATGCCGGTAGCCCTTATCAGGGCGGAACGGGTGAAACGTCTCCTCCAATCGGAGGCGGTGAGAACCCGTGGCGAACTGTTGGACATCATCAAGGCGTGCGGGATGCGCGTGAACCGCAGCACTTTGCGTAGTTGGATACATCGAGGCCAGTTGCCCCCGCAGGGCGAGGATGCGTACAGCAATCCGCTTTACCGGTTCAGTGATTTCTACCGTCTCGCGTCCGGCTTGTCGGAGGACGCGGACGTGTGGGAGATCATGCAGGTTTCGCAAAACCAATCCAAGGAAGGAGACGACAAGTGAGCAATCAGATTCAACCATTTGACTTCAACGGCATTCAGGTGCGTGTCCTAACCGATGAACACGGCAACCCGTGGTTCCTTGGAGCGGACGTATGCGCCATTCTCAGTACGGCCACCAACCATATTCGGGAATACCTCGATGCCGATGAAATCACCAATATCCGTACTACGGACATTGCCCAGAACGGCGGCAAGGCACCCGTTTTCGTGTCCGAGTCCGGCCTGTACTCCCTCGTGTTACGCAGCCGCAAGCCCGAAGCCCGCGAGTTCAAACGCTGGGTCACGCACGAGGTGCTGCCATCGATTCGCAGGCATGGTGCGTACATGACCGAATCGACTTTGGAAAAGGCAGTCACCGAACCCGACTTCCTTATCCGGCTTGCCACGCAAATCAAACAGGAGCGGGCGGAAAAAGAGAAGGCCCAAGCACAGGTCGAACGGATGCGTCCCAAAGCGTTGTTCGCTGACGCTGTGGAAACCTCGAAGACCAGCATCCTTGTGGGCGACTTGGCGAAAGTCCTGAAAGGCAATGGCGTGGATATTGGCGGCACTCGCTTGTTCGCGTGGCTGAGGGACAACGGATGGCTGATGAAAACCGGCAGCTCTCGCAACATGCCCACGCAGAAATCTATGGAATTGGGCTTGTTCGAGATCAAGGAAACCACCGTGGTTCACTCGGACGGTCACACGACCATCAACAAGACGCCGAAAGTCACGGGCAAAGGTCAGACGTTCTTCGTCAACAAGTTCCTCGGACACAGGGAGATTACTCAATGAGCATCAATCTTGGTACCACGGAAGTGGAATTGAGCTTGTACTCCAAGGCGCTTCAACTAGCCACGTTCACCGTGGAAGTCCCGGTGGTGGGCGAACTGGAACCGGACAGCGTGTGCATAGGCGACGACATGCAGCCACGCGCGCACGTGACAGTGACGCTGCCGCCCGACGGTTCCGTCGAAAAGGCCGTTAAAGCCGGGGTTTATGCGTTCCAGAAGGCGTTCAACGAGTCGATGGAATCGAGGAACGTATGAACTGGCTGAAGCGACTGCTGCACTTGGAGGAGCCGGAACCTAAGCTACCGGTGTTGGAGCCATGCCCTATCTGCGGACGCACACCCAAGCCGAAGTATGTATACGACGACATCCTTACCCGCTACTACTGTCAGGAAGACTCCGTGTGGCTGCTCTCGGAGTGGTGCGATCATTCCGCGAGTATCTTCTCGTTTGCCCCGTTTGAGGGCAAGGACGTTCCGAAGTGGAATACCGGTTGCAGACTGTTAAGGACAATTGCTGCCGTGCCAGTTCCCGAATGCCCTGTCTGCGGGGAGAAACCCACCGTGCAACCGGATACCGAGTCGGATATTCCCCAGCTTGTCTGCTCATGCAACGAACTGTTGGGCAACGATGGGATAACCAACGTCTATCAGCGCAAACACGAGTGGATACGTCGTTGCGTGGCGTTGAAACGCAAGCAGGACAACGTGAGTGAAATGGAACAACTGATCGGAGAAACACAATGACCGAAGAGAAAACCGCGTCGTTTAAATACGAACGCTGCATCATCGACCTGACCGAGTTCTCGCATAAGGTCAGCGTGGAAGTCCGCGTGTACGACACTGAGGAAACCATGCGGAGAGCCGCCTGCATCGACTTGGTGGAATCCTCCATCGAATCCAATGACCTCGACAGGCCGATTGGAGATGCCGCGTTCGAAAACGGCACAGCCGGAATTACCCTCATGCAGTCCGCGCCAATCGACACGCAGACCAATGTGGTGAAATACGGGAACTCCCCCATGTGCGTGATCTATTTGAGCTGCGAACACCTGCTGCCGCATATCGTCAGCCATGAGTGCGTGCATGTTGCGATGGGCTTGTACAACGCCGAGATTCTCGGATACCGGCACAAGGCCAAGGCATGCAAGCACATGACGGTCTCAAATGAGCTTGTCGCATACGTGCAATCCGAACTGTTCCGCTGCGTTATGGAGTTCCTGGCCGATGCCGTTAAAACAACAGAAGAGGAACAATGAGCTACATCATCGACCGAACTAGTTACCTCTTTTCCCCTAATGACTCGCCTTACAAGAACGCTCGTCTCGTGGAAGTCCACGAACCGTTTGAACGCCAACTAAGTAAAGGAGTCACCGAGAAAGGCTCCCGCATCGAGAAGAAGTGGATCACGGACGATGACCCGTTGACCGTCTATACGAACGAAGGCCGTATCGTCGTGCAGGACACCGGTTACTCAGAGTATCCCATCGGTATTGAGATCTACGACGATTACCGGGAATAAGAATGCCGTCCTAGTGTGCTTCCATGAGAGGCAGTGGCGGCTTATAACACGCCTATCATAGCTTGAAACCCGTGAAAATCTATTTTTTATTGATCTTCACGGGTTTCAGTGAATGAAAAGCATGTTTTCGTATAATCGGGCCCACGTTTTCCACTTATCCGTCAAAGACCGGCACGTGAATCGTATTCGTATTCGTCATCTTCCATACCAATGAATATCGGCTCCACACCGAACATGGCCTTGAACAGTTCACGTGCGAACACATCCACTTCCTCTTTCGTAGGCTTGTGATCGTATTCCGGCCACGTGTTGAACCCATTCCAATTGCGGTTTATCGGCCATGCGCCTTGACGGGTTTCCAAACGCCATTTTCCGCTGGGCATGTGGACGATGGTGGTTTTGATGGACATGATAGTTCCTCCTGAAAGTATATTCG